GAGCGCTATATTAACGAGCGCCTCTCTCTCCACGTTATGGCGAAGGAATACCCCGACCATGAATTGCCACCTTGCGCGAAGGATGAGAAGTGGTATAGCGGTGACACCTACAAGATCCGCAAAGAAGGGCGCAAGTCATCCATCCGCAACCTGCCGACAATCGAGGAAGCGGAAGCCTACTGCAAGCAGAAGGGCTTTGTCGAGGATGGTAGTCTCAAGAAGGGATATTCTATTGAGCTTGTTCTCGGTGAGAATAAGCGTTGCAATAGTTATTGTGACGTTAAAGACTTCTGCCACCAGTTCAAACAAGAAACGGCAGATCGCAAGGCGAAGGAAGAAGCAACCAAGGAGGCTGCTGATGATTGAAGTAAACACGGACCAGCAGGGACTTGCGGATATGTTGTCAGGGGTTTTTATGTCAGGATTCGATACCTCTCTCGATATGTTCAAGGCCTTGTTGAAAGGTGCCATGAAGGAAGGCTGCGACGAACAGCAGCGAGTCTTTATGGATTTGATGATCTCTAACGTTCAACTGATGCGGCCAACCGTTGAAAACCGCCTGATTGAACAAAACCGGAGGAAAGCCCATGAGTACATTCAAAAGTAACCGCCGCGAGATTTTCCGATTGCTTGATGAGTTGGAGGTCTCTGACAACCTTGATTCCGCTCGGGCCATAATCGTCATGGAGTATGGCTTAGGTCACGGCGAGGTCAAATCGCTAATGGCCGAATGGCGAGAACGCAGGGACAACGGCGAGCCGCCTGAGGACATCAAGCCGACCGAGAACGTTTATGGCTCGGGGGAAAGCGAGGAGGAGGCCGAATAACGGCCTCATAAGCGGCCGCGAAAGGGGATCTGAGGCTCGGTAGTATAACCACAAGGCCTCAACCCCTTTCGCGGCTCATACGTCACCACAGAAGGCCCGGAGAGGAAAATGATCATAGTAATTCCTGCAAGGGCGGCATCCTACCGCCTACCGAACAAACCGCTGCGGATTATCGGCGGCAAGCCAATCATTCAACATACCTATGAGCGAGCCGCTCAAGCCGCTTCGGCTAACCGTATTGTGATTGCTACCGATGCCCCGGAGGTCGAGGAGGTCTGCCGGCAGTTCGGCGCAGAGACCGCTATGACATACGCGAACCTTGCTAACGGGACTGAGCGGGTTGCCGATCTTGTTAAGCGGTTAGACCTGCCGCTAAGCGAAGTCATCATCAATGTCCAAGGCGACAAGTTCGAGGTGGATCCGCTGGCGATAGATGAGATCTACCAGTATGCAAAAGAATGTCTAGTCCATAACCGGCACCGAACATTGTTCTGCATGCACGAGGAATTTCAATCATCCTCGGAGATCGATGATCCCGGAATAGTCAAGGTAATAACCAGCAAGGATGACAGGGCGCTTTATTTTACCCGCGTTGGTTTACCAGCGGCCAAACGCCATTGCGGGATCTATGCCTACTATCCAACCTTCCTCGATGCTTACACCATGTTGACAAACAGGGAGCTGGAGAAGCAAGAAGGCTTGGAGCAAATGCGAGTGCTTGAAAACGGGATGACCGCATATTGTCCGCGGCTGACATCTTGCAAAACGTCAGGAAGGGCAATAAACACGCCGCAGGATTTTGATAATGCGGTGACTCGCTACACCAAGGAGGAGGAAACATAAAATGCTAAAGCGTTGGAGGAAATTTGACTTGCTTGATTTAATGATATCCCTTGGCTTCTTTATCGTGGTTAGTGTCGTCATGGTGCCTTGGGTTGTTCATTTAGCCGATGTCATCCTTGAGTTCTGGATGGCCGTATTCACCACAACAGAGGAGCTTTAAATGGGAAGCATAACGCAGAAACAAAAGCCGGTCTTTGTCACCGAGGATGGCTCGGAGTTCGACAGCCGGCTCGATGCTCTAAAGCATCAAGACCTCATGGATATCAAGGACACGATTGACGCCTTTATCCAGTCGCGCAATCTTGAGAAGGCATCCCGCTATCGGACGATGCTCGAAAACTCTCTGAGGGAGTTCACCGAGTTTGCCGCCGAATACAAATACAAAAGCACCCCGGAGGAATGACATGCGTATCTTGTATCCGATCATGGTGTTCTCGGGGCTTGGCTCACTTGCTGCGCTTGTTATTTACGGGATGATCTTGACCGTCCTGACCGCTACGGCCGAAAACGAGTGCCTGCAATACGGCTACCGGGATGCAAAGGTTACACCTAACTTTCAACAGTATTGCGTCATGCGCCTTGATCAGACTGATAAGGTTTATCCGATCGAACGGGTACGCAACGCTGTTGGCGAATACACTTGGCCTGACGAGGAGTAAAGGCAAGCAATAATAAAAACAAAACAACAAGAATAATAAATAGCTTTTGTCGGAGGAGATTTTACCGACAAACGAAAGGAGTAATACCATGAAGTTAGAAAAACAGATAGCAAGAGACTTTGTTTGGCTTGTGATTGGCATTGCGCTTGGCTTTATGATTTTCGGATCTAACGCCGCAATGGCCGATGACGATGACAGATATGTCGGCTTGCACATTACAGTTCCGCTTACCTTTGACTCAGTTGGTGCGCAGGTTATCGTGCGCCGTGACAATACCGAGGCAAGGGCCGGAATCGATGGAAACAAGAACTATCAGATCGGTCTCGGGCTAACCGCGTTCACTTCGGTTGTCCCGTCCGCTGGTATGGCTTTTTCCTCTCACCACAAAGACCTTGTGCCTTATGCCGGTATCCGTGCTGACTATGACAATGATTGGGAAGCCGGCGCCGTAACGTATGGCGCAAACAAGGACACCTCGTACCTGTTTGCAGGCGCGCGGTTTAACGATGATGGAGATGACAATGGACGAAACAACTCGGGAGATAATGACCGCACGGACGGAGGCGGTGACAACGGCAACGGAGGCGGCGACTCAGGCGATGATGGAGGCGACGGCGACGGTGGCGATGGCGGTGGTGACGGCGGTAGTGATAGTGGCGGTAATCCGAATAGTCACTCGGGATTAGGCGACGGCACCAACCCCGGACGCGGCAAGGGCCGTGACAATTCACCAAACAGCGGGAATGACAATCCGCACAACTGAGTAATGGCAATCTGTCGGCTAGATCAGAGCCTCTGCGGTGCGACCGTAAACTCGCTAGTCGGCAGGTTGCCTCTCAACCAACCAGAGGACACCTAAATGACACACAAAGGAAGCATGGGGCTTAACAGGCGCTCGGGCCTTTCGGCCTTTACAGGCGCTCTACGGCGGCTGAATCCGTGGAATATCGGAGATCTCTCCGGGACTGCGCCGATGCCAGCCATCCACAAGGCGCTCAAATACGGGCCAAGCCGGATTGATCCCGGCGCTCACCGCTGGTTCTTCTACTGGCCTGCGCTTAGCAATAACAAATACAAGCCGCATATTGGCAATCAGGAGTGCGCTCGCCGCATGAGGCAGTGCCATCCGAAGCAGGCTTATATGACGGCGCGGGAGTTTCGCAATTCGCAAATAGCGAATGGAGGTTAATTAAATGGCGATAGCGACACCATGCAATGAAGCGGATTGTACTTTCCCAAAGTGTAATTGTTGGGATAGAAAGCTGCACACTCAGCGACTAATTGTAAAACAGCAAGAGCGCATCGTCGAACTTGAAGCATCATATGATGCAGTTGCACAAGACTGTACGATATTGGAACAGAAAAACAAGAAGCTACAAAAAGCTATTCAGGAGTACCTTGATTGTCAAACCACAAATCAATGGGTGACACACTTTAAGAAAGCCTTACAGGAGTGAATGATATGAGAACGTATCCGATTGTTTACCGTAGAGGATTTACGGCAGGCAGGCGTGAAGCGGCGGGCTTGCCAATGGCTCCCTGCCCGTACAGGCAGTGGCCCTTGTCTGCGCTGCGTAAATACCGCGTGTGGGTAACCGGATGGCATGATGGAAAATACGCGGAGAAACCTCGAAGGCCCTATTTGGAGAGATGATATGAGTACACAGTCAGCTGGTATGTTGTTGGTTGATCTGCAAAAGCGCATCTATGTTGTTTGTTGATCTGCAAAAGCGCATCGCCGAACTGGAGCAGGAGAATGAACGGCTAATTGAGCGTATTGGACAACTAAATTTGGAGAGATGATATGGAATTATCAATGAATGATCTACGGGAATTGTTGTGTCAGGAATCAAGCAATACATCTACTGATAGTAATCGCCATCCATACCACGGCAGGCGGGTATTGGCCATCATGCCGCATGGATTTATCCACTTCGGCCTGTTATGGCAACAAGGCGGCTATCTATTTCTGAAGGATGCCAGCAACCTGCGGTATTGGTCAAAGCGTGAAGGGGGCTTGCCTGAGTTCGCAAAGAATGGCCCGGTAGGTGACGATCGCATAGACAGTATTGGAGAAGTTGTTCTTGAGACCCCAATGTTTTTTTATCCTCTTGGGGATTGGGATGAATAGCGACGGCTCCGGCTCCGGCTACGGCTACGGCTCCAGCTTCGGCAACGGCTACGACTCCGTCTTTAACAACGGCTCCGGGTACGGATACGGGTACGGGTACGGCTACACCTACGGCTCCGGCTACGGCGACGGCTACACCTACGGCTACGGCTACGGCGACGGCTCCGGCTACGGCTACGGCTACGGTGGCGGCTACGGCTCCGGGTACGGATACGGGTACGACTCCGTCTTTAACAACGGCTCCGGGTACGGTGACGGCTACGGCTACGGCGACGGCTGAGGAGATAGAGAAATAGTATCCTATTTGGAGAGATGAATATGGAATTCGATGAAAGAGAATGGGAAGTAATATCGGTAGTCATGAACTTCGCTTACCGACACTCAAGCAACAGGGACAATGCTATAGCACTTGCCTTGCATCATGAGCCACTGGCTGATGTAAATATGTTGAAGATTGCATGGGAATGTGTAGACGCATACGTCGATGACGATCAGCAACCGTATGGTGGCAAGCTGGCAGGAGGTTGATATGAGCAGCACAACGGAACTTGCAGATCTGCTCAATGAGTTGTCCGAGCATATATCTGAGGCGCATCGGTGGGCGCAATGTTCACCGCAGCAAAATGAAGCGATCTTGGATTGCTTCGATACAATTCACGAGGTTCTCAAAGACCTTTGCGCTTAACCGGTTTGGCTGCGGCAGGGTAGACGTATTGGCGTACGATCACTGACAGGTTCCCTCCCTACCTGTCGGTGCCTGTCGCGGCCTTCTTTAAAGAGGAAGATCTTATGTGGAAACTGATGAGGAACGCAGATACAAACGATGACGTGATAGTCTGGAAGGAAGTAGATCCAGCCGACTTGACAGGTCGCTGGAAAATACGTGTAGAAAATGACAAGGCATCCTTGTACATCGAAATTATAATCAAGCGATTTTTCCGCAAGCCCGCCCCTGAGTTTGTTCATGAATATTTCTTGAGTCTGAATAGTATATTTGAATATACAAACTGTTGCGGTCGAGGCCAGCGGGTACCAAGAACCGATGCACTAATGAGTGAGATTGATTACCTGACTTGCAGGCTTAAAGAGGTTGAGGATTACCGCAACAAACAACAGAAGGTAATCGCCATGCACGAGGAGCGGCTTCGCAAGTTTAATCATGCCATGCTGGCGCAATCGCTCAAGACCGCTTACATGAACGGGCACGGTAGCGGAGACATTGAAAGTCGGCTTGATACCTATCCCGGGACTGGTGAGTTGTTGTGGGTTAGGTACCTATGCAAAGAAGCAAGAGAGGTAATGGGCCTCATTAACGAAGGAGGTAAACAATGATAAAACCGGGAGACCTTGTGCCGGTGTGGTGGAGTGAAGCCGGTTGCCAAGAGACAGAAGTTCTTGCCGTCAAGCCTTACAACGGCAACTACCATGACCTCTTTAACTGTGTGCTTGTGTTAAAGGTGTCTAAGACAAAACGCGGCTGGATGGAGATGGCATATAGAGATCCAAGCCGACCGACCATAACGAGGGAGTAATAGCTATGTTTACATTTGTCACCTTTGGACAAGAGCATGTCCACTCAGTAAACGGAAAGACCTTTGACAAGGACTGCGTTGCCGTCCTGCGAGCGCCTAATGCAGGAGAAGGGCGCAGCCGTGCCTTCGAGGTATTCGGGACAAAGTTCTGTTTTGAGTATTACAACAAGCCGCCGAACATGGAGCACTTCCCGCGCGGCGTCATCCCCGTCGATAGTGATCTCACAGAGGAAGAAATCAATGAAGCGATTAGCTGAACTGTTACTCGTCGGCATCCTTGCTGCTGTGTTGTTTGGACTCGTGGCAATCATTTGCTTTACATTCGCGGAAAACGTTCATGCCAAAGTGCCAATTAACTTGATCAGTGAGGGGTTGGCCAAAACCAACATCATGCCGAAGAAGGTGAGGATGTATGAATTCACCATCGACGGTATGCCATGCCTTGCAACGTCTAATTGGGATTTTTCCAGCGTCGGCATGACGTGTGATTGGAGCAAACGCAATGTCTACTGATCAGCAAACCGATGCCGAACAGGCACTCAACCAAGCGCTCGATGCTTGGTATAGCAATGTCTACCGCGCCAATGTCGATCTTCCGCGTGTGACAATCGTAAAACACGCGCAAGGCGTCATAGAGGCCTTCCAAGATGTAGTCGAGGACTACGAGCAAACATGCGTTGAATATATGGCGCAAATGGATTCTGTCGTTTCGGTAAGCAGTCACCGAGCCAAGGTTATCCAGCAACTCCGCGCAAGCTATCGCCGCATGAAGCGCAAGCTCCGGGAATACGAGGCGATCGAGGACTTCCGTACTGGCTTAGACAAACTGATGGAGGACTACAGCATTGACCGATGAAACCATACCGCCGCGCTTTGTCGCCGTTATCATTTGCGAAAATGAAGAGGATGCGCAGAAGTGCTTTAACGCCGTTGAGGCTATCCAGCTCGCCAACGGATTCAAAGGTTCTGTTGTTTTCGGCCACCCGGAAGAAGCGGTATTGTCCGAGCAACAATTACATTGAGGATGCGCCATGTCATTAAACGTAAATGTCACCGTAAGCATTGCCGCACTAGCAAGGCAAATCACCCCGGAGCAGTTGGCTGAGATCTTTGCCGAATATGACGAGGAGCAAATGGTTAAGTTCTTCGGGAAACTCTACAAGGTTGGCATAGAGGAATGGGGTGAGGAGGATTTGCAGTGGCAGTTTATCGCCGTCAGGAATTCTGCTGAAAAGGAATTCTACGGGCGGGAGTGTTTAAAGCTGTTTGACCTTATCTCTACGCTGATTGCTCCGGGGCTGTCACCCGAGGCAATTAACAAGATCCAAGCAGCGCGCGACAGGAAACTGGTTGACGCGCTTTTGGAGCAAGCCATCCGTAAAGATTGCGATTACCAACACAAATCTGAATAGCCTTCGACTGTAAAATACACGGAATTGTTTTTTGTTCCGGGAGAATGTCATGGCTTATTGTCCGCATTGCGTCAGAAAGAATGATGAGATCACTCGCCTCAAAATGAAAATCGAATTGCTAAAGCAACGCTTGAGGCTTGCTGAGATCCGCGCAAACCGCAAAAAGCCGAGAAATCCTCCAACCGATTAACCTATAAATCAAGCGAGCCGCCTTCGGGCGGCTTTATTGATTTAGCCATCAAGAGGAATATGAAAATGATAGACTACACACAACTGAATGACCGCCACACAAAACTCCCGGTTTGGGCGCAAGAGCAGATAATGGGGCTCGTCGCTCATGTTAAGGAATTGCAGGAAAGTATACAGGTGCTTGAAGGCGAGCATAAAGAATCCCCGATTACTATGCTTGACAGCTTTACCGTGGATCCTATCCACCTTCCCGAGAGGTGCAGCATTAAATGGCAACTCGGACAAAGGGCCGGCGTCGAAGTTTCATTAGTAAAGGACGGCCATATCGGAACGCACCTGCGTGTCTATACAAACGGATCCGCAATGATCCTTCCGCGCGCATCGAATTCCTTTTACCTAAAGGACATTTGATATGGACGAGATCAATACTCACCACGTAAAGATTAATTACGGCAAGCACGCTGGCGAACTGTTTACGCGCCTGCCGCTTTCTTATCTCCGCTGGATGGTGAATAACGGCGCACCTATGAACGAGTATGCTAAAGCCGAATTGATCCGTAGAGGCTGCGAGAAGCTCCCTGATGTCGAGGTTACGCGCCACGCTATTGACCGCGCCTCTATCCGCGCTATCAGGATATGGCATAGAACCATGATGGAGGATGAAGGTCTTGCTACGTGGCTCGCACGGATGACCTCGGAAGCCTTAAAGAATAGGGATAAGGTTGGCCCGGATAAATACCGATGGCAAGGGATGTGCTTGGTCATCGAGAAGGGCGAGCATTACCCCATTCTCAAAACCATAACAGTCAATTCAAAATATCGCGGCAAAAGAAAGTCACGGCACCTCGGAGATCAAACGCATGACACTGGTGCTGTGCGCGAACAGCGCAACCGCTATGACGCTATGCGGGATTCTCCATGACCGACACCCAGCTTGTCGCAGAGAATTCCTTTGGCTTGTCTGTATAGACAGCCATTTGATGCGTTATTCCGTATTCCGGATGTGTGAACCATAATGCTTGCTTCGGCGGCTCGTAGGGATAATTGTTGATGTAAGCGTATTCATCATAACCCTTCAAGCTGCCGTTGCAGACATACGCATTATTGATGCCCCACGCAAGCGTATGCCAATGACCGAAGATCAATGTGTCATATGGTTGGTTGATCGCGTCCTGCCGCTTGCGCTTCTTGTGGTCGCCTAACGCCCACGGCGTAGCAGGTCCCGCAATTCCCGTCCCGCCTCTGAACTGATTGCCATGCGTCAGCATGTAGCGTACGTGAAAGATTCTGTAATACGCGTCGCTGGCATCAGGAATCAAGAACTGCACTTCCTTCCTGTCTGAAAACTCCCGCTTTAAAAGTTGATAAAGAAGCCAGTCGATATTGTCTTGAACTGCATACTTCGCGCGCGGCTTCCTGTCGATGCGCCCATGATTACCAGTCACGCAAGGAACAAAGACTTGACCGAATTCATCAGCAAGCACATTGATGGCCGCGGTTAAGTTGTCGAGCTGGTTTATAAGCCCCTCGTAAATCGGCCCGGATTTGTTCTCACGTAGCTCGTCATGGATATACCCCGAAAACATATCACCACCAAGCGCAAGCACAATGCCCTCGTATGGCGATTGTGACAAGACTTCTTTCGACAAGAATACGGTTGTGTCAACCGTCCGCTTCAACCGCTGGATGGCAATGTCCCGGTTAAACTCGTTGACAAAGTTGATCTGTGACGGCGTGACGATCTCATCCCAATGCAAGTCTGAAAGGAATAGCGTCGGAACACCGTGCGACATTGCGCGGCTTTTCGGCTTGGTATAAACCCAATCAGGGATGTCTTTGTCACGCTCAAGGCATCCGTGAATAAGTTTCTTTAGTTCGGCGGTATTTGCGGCTTGCTCACGGAGTAGCTGAATTTCAGCCGACTGCTGGTTAATTCTCTGCTTGAGTGTTGTGGTTAGTGAAAGGCTTTCTTTTTCTACTTCTGCTGATTGTTCGGGCTTTTCTGCCGGCTCGTATCCGGGGCGGCCTTCGTTGCCAGTCCAGCGCGGGAGTTCTATCCCGTATTTATGTTCCAATCGCTGCCGACGCCTGCGGAAATTCCGGGTATCCTTTAGCCCGAGTTTTTTCATCGCCTCCGCTGCGGAATTCGACTCACGGCAAATCTGTATATATTCCTGATCCCGTCGCAGGATCTCTTCTTCATCATACTTCATAACCACTCCTTCGTTTTAAGCTACAGCCCTCTACCGTAGCTGAAACCCTACTCAAGCATGTTGATGACCTTCTGCTTGAATGGGCAAGTGTCATGGATCTTGTGCCATAAACATGATCCGCTAATCAACAAAATATAAATCAATAGCAATGCTACCAAGACCTCTAGCACCGCTTCAACAAATAATCTTGTGACCCTGTTCTCTATATGAAATTTCATATCCCATCTTCTTGCCGCTAACCGAGTCTAGACAGCTTGGCTATGGCAACGAAAATCAAAAGAATGAGAAGGGCGATTTTAACGCCCAACTCATACCACCAATGCTTATTCAACCGGCCACGCATAAGGATCCGCTTTTGGCTTGTCGTGAGACCGGCTTCCCCAGCCTCCCCAACCGCCTATGCGGACTGCATGATACATCGCATCAGCTACACTAAACTCCACGCCTGCCTCGGCTTCCTTTGCCAGTATTCCTTCCCGGAAGATTTCATCAGCCCGCTTGCGCGTGCAAATCTCACCCCCTTCGCGGCTTAGATAGTAGAGGTAATCATGGACGACTGCCGGTTGGTTATAACTAAAATGCACCTTGCTCAGTAACCCCTGAAAGAATCGGGGGATACTGGCAAGATCACATTCAAAGCCTTCCGGTATGGTAACGACAAAACCATCAGCGCATGTGTAATCAAAACCCTTGTGCACACGCCACAAGATCTTGTCTATATCCTCGAGGATTAACGGCCCGGAAAAGAGCCCGTATTCTTCGGACATTATTTCTTGCCGATTGGTGAAGTGGTAATTGCGCGCAGGAAAATGTTGATAAGACCGACCACGGCAACCGTCGCACCAGTAACATCATCAGCGAAGGTTTCCGGGAGGACAACACCAAACTGCGCCAGCGTACCGGCAACAACCAGCAAGCCATTAGTCACAACTGTTTTCCAGCCTTTCAGGGTTTCCATTATCATTGCTCCTGTTTAAGTGAAGAAACAGTCTTGCATAACAGACACAAGACCCACAACAACAACCCCGCTGCAACCATGAAATAGAACATGCAATTACTCACGTTTAGATAATTCCCTTAACCGATCGAAAGCCGCTAATCTGATTTGACATATTCTACCTTCTGTCACACCAAAATGCTTCCCTATGTCGGCAAGGGTTATACCTGCGAGGTCGTGCATAAATATCACAGACCGCGAACGGTCGTCTAGTATTGCAAGCAAGCGGGAGAGATCGATTCTTTCCTCAAACCTTCCAATGGAGTTGACAGAATCATAAGACTCGTCGTATTCCACGGAGTGGTATCCATGCTGTGATCTTCTTCCGCGCATGTAATCAATCGCCGCCCCGCGCACTCGCTTGTAACAAAATCCCTTCAACGAGGAATTAAGCCAGCCCTCAGTCGTAAATCTCCGATAAGACCGCAAGAATTCGCTCCGCGCTTCCTGCATCGCATCCTCGATCTTGTTTGTCACCACTGTCTGCGGGAATATACTCACCGCCGACCGAACTACTTGCTGCAACCAACGCTCGTGGCTTCTGAGGATTTCGCCTTCTTCCTTCCTCTTGAGAGATGTATCGCTCATTGGGCCAAGTCATTTTTCTCACACCACAATGCGGACATTTTCCATCGCTCACTGAGCAAGGCCCGGGAGGTCTAGCGTATTGGACTCATACGGTAGCTTCTCTGATCCTGTCGCCATGAGCTCGCGGTGAATGACATTGCCTTTGCGGTGATAGCGATAATCCACCTCGTCAAAGACCTTCATACTCTGCTCGTAGAGTTCTCCACGGACAGGATCCACAAGCGCACATCCGCCATTGGCACCAAGCGCAAGGCTTCCGACAATAATAAAAAAAAGTAGTCTAAGGTATTTCATTTCAACTCTCCTCGGTAAGTAAATCTTTAAGCGCATTAATCCTGTTCAGCCACCCCTTCAAGAACCGCTTTTGACTCGGGTTGTTTTCTACAATCCGCTTTACAAATTTCTTGCGCTCCTCCAAGTACATCAATACCAGCTCGGCCTCCCAATTAGTAATCAACTCCTTGAAGCTATCGACCTTTGCCAGCGTCTTTGGCCCGAGCATGCCGTCATCGTGTGCGCCGACAATCCGCTGCAAGTATTTCACGGCTCGCTTATGTCCGCTGTTTACACCAAAGTCAAAAGCGGCGATCGCCACTTTGGCCGGTAGCTTGTGGAATTTAGGCTTGCGCCAGTAGTCGCGCTCATAAATCGCGTCGGCTTCTTCTCGCGTCAGGTTTTCAATATCGAGATCCGGATAAGCGCGTTTACTAATCCCGTATTTTGTTTCCCCGCCTGCGTCATACCTGTCGTTGACATAACCGCCTTCCCATTTACTGGTAAAGCGTAGCGCCTTCATAAAAGTTGTTTGTGTCATGGGAAAGCCTTGTGTAGTAGATGGTGGATGTTCTCCCAATAGCGGATTATTAAGCCGCCTATGGCGCCGATGGACACGCCAGTCCATAGAACTATTCTCGTATACATTAGGATGTCGGTCTCAAGTTTGTTTAATCTTGATTGGTTATCCTTGACCGCTCGCAGGATTTCTTTGTTTTGATTTAGCACACGGTCAAACCGCTGATCAGTGTGGTGGATGTGATCAACCTTCCATTGTTCGAGCTTCGCTAGTCGTTCGCTTTCCATTACGTCACCAAATTTGCATGTTTAGCCATCGTCGCGGATGACAATGCTGTTGTATAAACGGCAACACTATCCAACCATGTATTCCGCAGGTGCCAATTGGTTTCCCAACCAAAATGCACCTTGTACGTGTTGCTCGTGTTTAATGTTTGATCAGTTGATAGCGTTGTGGATACCGCCGCAGATACGCCGTCAATGAAGCATCGAGTTCCGTGAACGGTTCCACCTGATTCATTGCTGAAACAAACATGATGGGCTGCGCCATCATTCACAACACCGGCAAAGATCACTCCACGACCAGCACCAGTCTCAAGCCGCATCTTGCCCGAGTCATTAACTGCCATGAGATACCTGCGCGGCGAAGTCGTCCCGCCGTAATGCACAAGCAAGCCCTGACTTGTAACGCTTGTGGTTGTGCTGAATACAACCTCAATGGTTCTTGCATCAGACCCTTGCGGTCCAATGTATGGCGTTGAAACAAAAACGCCGGACGCCGGGAATTCATAGGAATAATGCTTTTCGGTTAGCGTATCAAATACCTGACTGCACATGCTTCTTGTGCGTGTCGTCGTACTGGTGAAGGCACCGTCATCGTTAGCAATGACTTCCGGAACGCTCGCTCCTGCACTTACACCGTCAAGCGTCCAAAACGCTCCCGGCGATGCCGATATGACTGCGCTGTAATATGAACTCGTGATAGTGCTTTTTGCAGGCACCGTTTTTGTTTCACCGTTGCCGATCCTGTAATGCCGTTCCGCGTCATTCTCGGTAAAGCATTTGTTATACAGCGCAACATGCCCGATGATTCCGTCCCAATACCTGCCCGCACTATGGCTAAATCCTATGCCATCATCACTGACCTGCCCGCCCGAGTTATATGAATACGCAACCGAACCATAAACAACGCTCGCCCCTTGTGACGATACAACGGTTGAGCCATTGACATGAATCTTCATGGTGCCGTTCTTGTAATCAGCGCAGCACATGATGTGGTATGTCTTGTGACTCGTTGCGCTGAAAAAATGCTCATTCGCCGAATCAGACTGCTGGCTCCTCGATGCGACCCGAATTATGCTGCCGCTATTGCCCTGCAAGTAAAAGCCGGTGGTGTTGCCGAGGTAAGTGGTAAACATCGCCTGATTCGCAGCAAGCGCACTGGCTTCAACCCACATCTCAACAGTCGCCCTGTTGCTGCCATTCAATAGTGAGCTAAGGTTTCTATGTAAGGTATCGTCAAAACGCGCTCTTGCATTACCTGCGCCGTACCTTATGCCCGCGTTAGTGTACTCAGTACCGTCATCAGCAAGCAGGCTTGATGCGCCAAATACCATCGTGCCTTCAATTGAAGCCTGATGCGTTGTTGTTGCATATGCGCTAACTTCGTTATCGATGACTCCTGTTGTGGTAGAAAATGCCATCGGGAAATAAGCAACAGGATTTCCATTAAGAATTTCTTCATGGTATTTCGGAAAGCCCTTGCCGCGGTTATATAGCTGCACAACTTCCGTGCTGCTCAGGGCGCGATTGAATAGCATGGTATGACCAACGCGCAAATTACCCCAGCGAGAGGAATCAGGGATGGCACCGATGTGATCGTCAAAGGTTATACCGGCAGAGTTGTAACCGTAAACCGTACTGCCGAAGGTTTTGGCGGTCGATGCGACAACTTTCACATCATCGAGGAACATCGCCATTGTGTCTGTACCGAAGTTGGCGATGCCGGTAAACATGAGCGGTCTATTGCGCTCGCCAGCGGACACGGTATGCGTAAGCGTTTGCAGGCCGTCTGATTCTTGGCTACGTGCGCCAAACCGGATGACGTTGTTGGTCGTGCAGTCAACATTCAAACCGAAGCGCGTCGTGCCATCATCGCCAACATAGGTCACGAAGGATGCGTCATTGGCGTTCCAGACATCCATCTCAAGGAACTGAACAATGGTAATCGCTGCCGCACCATTCAGCACCCTGCCGATCTGTCCCTCACGGACAACAAGCGCGTCATTAACGCCGTCAAAGTTCCAGCTTGAGTCACCCGTGGAGTCAACCATCGTTGAATAACCGGCACTCGCTTGCGCGACAATAGAAGCATGGGCTGCGTTCATTGTCTCAGACGCATAAACGGCTGCGCTAGCGTCATTCATCTTCCACCAAAAGGACGGCTCAAGTAAGGCAACGTAGCTGGCGAACGAAGATACTGGCGATGAAAACCCCGCGCTTCCGGGGGAGTTGTGGAAATAAGCAGCGCCCATCCCGCCACCAGTGCCGACAAAGCCGAACACCTGCGAGCCAAACATTGTCTTTAGACGTTTGCTCATCGGAATGTCAACCCGCCAGCCATGCCATACCAAGTGTTGCCGCCATCTCGCGTTGTATAAATCCAGATATCCCGGTTGCCTGCGCCTTGTGACACGGTGCTGGCTTCTCCGCTTGCGTAGATAACGCTGGTTGGCGCATCAATGACCATTGAATTCGAGCCGCCAGCGTCTTGCGTGACAAAGATGGTAGCGGTGAATAAAGTCCCGCCAGTGCTAGGGACATCGCTGAACACAACGCTGGTATTCCCGACCAACACAACGTCAAACACATTTGCGCTGGCGCAGGATAAAGTCTGCGAACCAGTAGCGGAGACAGGGCCAACGATGGTTTCGGTATAAGCGCGGAATTCAGATTGACTGTGAACAAAACTCTCGTCGCTGATTACATCGGTGCCGTCGCAGCGCAATCGCTGAGTTCGACCGGCTTCAACCAAATACCCCGCGCCTGTGCTTGTCGTGAACAACAGGTCTTGCAGCGTGTCGTTCTGAGCAACGTAGTGCTTTTCGTTGGTTGGAACAAAGATGCTGCGCTGCGTGGTAAGGTGCGCCGATGAGTCAGTGATTCTTACCTTGTCATACATCCATTCATACGGCTTGTCTCCGGAATTGCTGAGAGAATAATCCGCATCGCTTGACACGTTATGCGTGAGCGTTCCGGTAATTGCGGCATCGAATACATCGAAGGTTTCGTTGACAGTCACCTCTGGCTGCAACTGCAATGCCGTCCATTTTTCCGCTTGAAGGTTTGTAGTAGTAGCCATGTCAATTTCCTATATTTGCCCAATACCGGGGAAACCTCGCCCGACAGTATCCGATATTTGGAAGATATTGCAAATAATCAGCTCATTGGCACTTGCGCCATCGGCGACTCGATCTGCTGAGGTATAAGCAACGCTGGTTTCTGTTGCGCTCGCCGTTCTTAGTAACGTGCTTGCGCTGTCATAAAAGTCTATCTCAAAGTTGTTGTCGTCCGAACTGACGTAAGCAATATTGGCATCGTATTCATACCGCGATACCGGCATCCATGTGAAGGACTTGGTGTTGTTGCTGTCGATAGTTCCGCGCACAACGCACGGCGCTCGCGGCATAAGGTTCCTGCCGGTATTTGTAAACGCTATCGGATTAGAGTTCTGCACGTAGTTACCGAGCGACACTCCCTTGTAATAAACAGGCGTGTCAAGGTGCTCAGTATCGTCTTGGACAAACTTAACTGTCCCTGAGTTATCAACCGGGATAAACCGTGACAATGGATCATGATTATTCATGGCCCATTCTGTACCGCGCCGCCCGCGCAGGATGCGGCTAAGTTTATATGTGTCGTCGCCAGTCGCCGAAGCAGAAGCGTATTGGATCAGTTCCCAGACGCCGCCTTGCGTTCCTATAAGTGCCGCATTACTTCCAGCAAGAACGTTTGCGTCTGTATCTGATTGCAGCACAACACCTGCCGGCATGCGAACTTCAAGTTCAAGACTGCTATCCCATGTCCCGTTGAACGTGGTCGTTGCCATCGTCGTCGATACATAACCGAAATCAGCCTCAAGCGTAAATACATTCACCTCGGAATACGTTGTGTTGTCGTTCGAGTGATATAGGCTGGCACCATTCCACGAATCGAACACGCCGTAAGCAACAACGTAATACCCGAACACATCATCGTTAGACCGAAGCATTGGAATATCGATAAGAGAAAAGATCGTCGGGCCGACAAAAGTATCTACTGTGCTGCTTGATGTGACAAAGACCGCATCCCTGACCGTGCTATATACGGCATCTATTGATTCGACAATACCGGTGACTTTAATCGGGCCGATTAAGCTGGTCTGAACATCGCTGACGCGAATACGGTAGCCGCGATCGCCAACGCTAATGACATCGTTAGGCACAACATCAATGTGCTTTGTGGATATGCTGAATGATGCGGTATCCCGTTCAGAGTAGAAGGCGTATAACATGGCGTCGGCAATGTTCATTGCATTGGTGTCAGTCAGCACGGCTGGAATCTGCGCGTGTGAGATGCCTTCGCCTTGCACCGTCAACCGTTCAGCCATTTGCGTGTTCACCTCATACTGATCCTCGCTATTGAGGTATGAGATAGACATCCGCTTTGGTAACTCAAGCTCGCCCTTGCGGACAATCTCAATATCGTTATCTTCCGGCGATTCAATCCCGGCAGCAAGATCGGCTTGCGGAATTGTCTTTGATATGGCACCGCCGCGCTCGGTGCAAATAAGTTTGTCACCGACTTCCGCAACATCGAAAAAGCCGACAGGAGTTATAGTTTCAATTACGTTCCGCGCACTGGTTACGTCATCGACAATATAACCATCGACCGACTTGCTAAGATCGGTTGTATCAACCTGAGCACTTGAAAGTCCGGCGCGTAGAGACTGGTGTTCAACAATCTCGGCCACCGTTACGTTTGACGTTGAAACAACAGCCTCGACGGTAAGCAACTCCATCCGTGCCATTGCCCAATTGTTTGTGATTGGGATGATGCCGGGATAAGATGATGAATTGTCTACGCTGGTGTTGCCAGCAATAACCCACTCTGAGTTTTGCACGGTTGCGTCAAAAGTAATAAGCCGGATTGTGTTTGAGGTAGAATTCGGCTTATACATTACATAACCGTCAGACGACCACAGCCCTTGACCGCTCGGGATTCCACCCGCCCTGTCTCCGGTAGACGCATTAGTCCATGAGTTCAGGATATTGAAATCTTTATCCATCAAGCAAAGGTAGCGGTCATGATCATAAGCGGCGCTATAAGTGACAATGAGAAAGAACTGGTTATCCGGGTCAGCCATGTCTCGGTGGATATGCGCTGTGCATAACGTGCTTTCATTAGGATTCCAATCCAGACTTTCTAGAAAATCTATGCCGCCTGTATTGATAACTGTCGGCGACAAATACAACGGATCAACCGCATAGCGAAGCAATACATTTTTACCGGATGATTTTTCAGTAACAGTTATGTAGCTGTCATCACCAAGCCTGATTGTCTTGTATCTATCTGTACCAGACCCAAAGAGCGAATGATCATCGGTTCCATACGGGCCATAACCAGCATCGACCGGGTAAGTGACTCGTGAAATAAGGTATGACCCAAGCGCACCAGCTTTATAGCGGAACCAATACAAGTTGCCATCAGTGCCACCACCGCCTTCTTGGTTGCGAGCAATCCAGAAGAAATATGGATCATTCTGACATAAGCCATAAATAACGCCGGACGTTACATTAGGCATCCGTACCGGATACGTTGTCTGCTCAATAATGTTCCAACGCAAATCGCACCGGGTTATCGTGTAGTCAGCATCGTCATCGTTCGGGTAGACATAGACATTTGATGTTGACAGAAAAGTTCCTTCGTCCAGTACCCCAACAACTCCGCCGATATTGAGAACTGTTTTGCCACCCCAATTCTCAGTTGACGTATGGATAACATTCGGCCCGTCATCGAGTGCGCCTGCCCGTGTTATCTCAACTTCGACATTCACCAAGCCATTGCCGAATTGTTCAAGCTGTAAATCCTCAAACTCGATGTATGCAATTCCTCGGTAAGCAGGAACATTCCCCGAGCCTTTGTAACTTTCTTGCAGCGATGACGGCTCCTGATCTTCGTCGCCGTAGTAGATATTCACCGCATCGGCCAGCTTATTGCTGCCTTGGATGTTCAACTGGTTCTCTGCGCTGTTCGTGTCATACATCAAGCGGCCATTGATCCATATACGGCGCAGCCCTGTTATCGGCCCTTCGCATATGGCGAAAGCACCATCAAGCGAATAGGTGTAATACGTGGTAGTTTGCGACGGGCCACCTTTACCGCCCGACTCCTCTTTGTGTTTCGTTGTTTTGCGGCCACTCCACCACATCAGCGTGGTCGCCGTTCTTACGGTGCCGTAAACAATCGGGATAGGTGCGCCGTAGCTGGCATTGGTGATATTGAGCGGGGCCAGCTTCTTTGCTCTTGAGTCCGGTAGCTGCGGCGGGAATAACGCGCCACCTAATGTTGCGCCGAGAGTAAAGCCAGCAGGGCCAAGGAAGAACGCGCCAACCGCGCCGAAGGCGAGTGAAGCAGTTGTATTCGCGCTCATGTCATAAACTCCTTGAAGCGGAACACACCGACCAGTCGCTTGCGCCAGCGATCATCGAGATTGTGCTCAACACATTTCCCCATCTTGGAATACGAGTGAATAACGTTCCGACCGGTATAGACGCCGACATGCTGCGGATAACGCAGAAAGCGGAATAGCAATACATCTCCCGGCTTGATCTTGCGCTTGTCACGAATCTGCACGAGATGTTTTTTCAGCCCTGCGGTAAGTTCAACGCCATCAGGATCACGGCTATAATCTACCGGCACAATGTTTGACGGCAACAATGAAACAGCACGAGCCGCCTCATACACCACACCAATGCAATCGACCCCGCCACCACAAATACGACCGCGATGCTTGAACGGAGTCCCGACCCACTTGCGAGATTCATCAATGTATTCTTGCGGCGTGGTCATCTCGTTTTCTCGCCGCCTATGATCGCATCCCGTCCCGGCATATACGGTTCACCCCGGAAGTTGAAGATGTTATTAAATCGATCTCGACAATCCGTAGTGACGCGCCGCTGACATCCAGCAGTCACGACAACGGTATTCCCGGCACTGACTACAGCAGGCATCGGCAGATATAACTCAATGCGGCCTGAGCTAATGTTTTGCTTGACCTCCATGCTGCGTCCGGCATTGTTGCCGTCCTTGAATTCAACGGTGCCGAGCTTCCAGTGATCAACCGGTTCGTCGCAATCAGCAAGCGTAAAGTTCCGCGTGTCGGTAACGCTGGACACCACTGCGCTACGCCTCCAAGCGTACATGGTTTCCCAAACAACACTGCCATCCGCTGTTGTGCCGCCAACCGTTGAGGTGAATGACGGTTCACTTGTTCCAGTCGTGCCGCCAGTCGTCGCCTTGAAGATTCGGCTTGTAAGCGTTGCCGATCTAATGTGCGAATTGGTACCCGCACCTGCATCGCCCGACACATAAGCGCTGACGGTCATTGCGCTTGTCCAAAAGGTCGCGCTTACCGGAACCTTGCATTGAGTGTCGCCGAACGTCGCGCGGCATGCCGGAGAAAAAACCTCGACGGTTGTTTGCTGTAACCGTTGCAGCAATCCACGGACTTCTGCGGTGAAATCATTATCCCGCCGCGTGATCTGCCCGATGGTGCCGGTGCGCATGATGATCTGACCGGCATCAGGCTGCGTATAATCGCACTCGAACATGGTGACAGTCGCACCGTCGAAGTTTCCTGCCTCGATATCCTCAACAGTAATGCCGGTGCCGGTAACGACACCTTCAACCTCAAGGTTGTCCACGTTCCAGCGATTGCTTGATTCGACGGTCGATGGCGTGTAGCCGGAGTTAGCTTCATAAACCTGCGATGACACGGTGACGTTCTTAACGTGAGAGGTGAATCCGTACGTTGTGCCGTTGACCAGCTCAACACGCCAGCAAGTTACGAAGTGAGTTGTTTCCTGCTGCGCCGCTGTTGATACGGCTGCGGTGAGTGAGCGCGGCATTTTATGTCTCCCGGATTTCAGTGATCATGATGTTCATGCTTTGCATGTCGAAGCCTTCATGAGTCGCATCGAATACATCCGAGTCAAACCGCGCTTGCAGATCGAACTCATAGCCAGCCGTAACGCTGACGGCCACACTTGCATATTCGGCTGAACCAACATATTCACGGGCATTGCCGTCGGCGACATAAGCCGTGTATAGCGTCGAGTCTACATCGATATAAACACCGCCTTCACCTGCGCTAAGAATTTCATAACGTCCGCCGTTAAGCTCAACCATTCCGCTGACGTTTGTTATGTAAAGCGACCCCATCCCTAAATCAAACGCCGCACTCGCTCCCGGCGAGTCGATATGACACGGGTTTGACTGCGATGTAGAGGTGATGGTGAAATTCGTGCCGGTCATATGAAGAACGCCGGTCAAGGTATTTGTGCTGACATTAGCTGCGCGGTAACTGTGACCGTTTACAGCCACGCTGACGGTACCGCTTACCGGCTTCGTGATCGTGCGGGTAAAGACGGCGCTGCTGATGGTGTATACCTTCTGCAATTGCCAATAGCTGCCAGTCGTTGAGGTACCGGCAACGCTTACCCGCTGATCGGTCGCTGCCGTTGTGCTTGCGCCAATCGTGCTCTTGTAATCACCCCAATCCTTGAAACGAAACGAATGGGCGCGACCGAGCATCGCCAAAAAGAAATTCCGCACTGCACCTAGCTGCGTATTATTCCGAATCCCGTAAGCCACATCGTATTCATGCAACGGGTATTCCCAATTAGCGTTACGCTGTTCGTGACCGGAGCGGAGTTTGATAACAGTTGTGTCGAACCTCGGACCGCCTCGGGAACCGTAGCTTATATCATCCGGGAAGTTGGTATCGTAGAAAGCCATTACTGTAGTCTCCGCTGAGCGGCGGCAAGTGATCCACTAGCTTTGCTAGCAATCTGCTGCTGCGATGATTTCGACACATTGCCGTCTTTCGGTAAGACGAAAGTATTGTTGACGGTATAGGACTGCTGCGTTGTTGCACCTTCCTCGCTGGATTTCTGCGGTGTTGACGGCTGGCCTCCCGGAAGATCCGAGAACATATTGAGCGAACCGATAGCGCCGCCGCTGGCAAAGCGCGGGGTGTGAATATCAACTTGCTCATTCGGGCTGGCAAGAAAAGACAGATACCCGTTTTGGGTAGCAACCTTCCCGCCGTGGGCATAACCCTTCATCCGGGACTTTTGCTCGGGACGAGTAATCGTGACAAGACTCCCGGGGTCAGCCTTCATGCTGACAAGCTGAGAGTCTATCCCGCCAGATCCACCAACGCGGAAACTGCCACCACTGGCAAAGCGCATGACATCAGCATGGCCGTTGCCGATATTCGCCACGGCGCCATGAGCGGCAAAGAATGACAAAGCCATTGTGGCTAGCTGGGAAAATCCCCCCGCGGATCCACCAGCGCCGCCAGTCGAGGCGCCAGCTCCCCCGGAGGAAAACAAGCCGCTTATGGTCTCGGTGATCCGGGAGAAGCCGCTGCCGAAGGAATCCAGCAATCCATCCCAGCCCGCCCCCAGACGGCTCCAGAGGCCTTGTGAGGCCGCTTCGGTTTCCGTGAATACGTTTTCATAGCCGGTCTTTATCGCCTCCTGTGTGGCTTGTGCGGCCTCCTGATCGCCATTCTCGCCACCGAATCCCCCAAGCAGGTCCCCTGCGGCCCCTAAAGACTCCACGGGACTGACCTCTTGCACCGGAAGGGGATTAGAAGGGGTAATGTCGGAAAGCGCCCCAGACGGCCCCACAGGAGCCCCAGACTCGCCACCGGCCCCTGTGAACTGGCCGAATATCCCGGAAAGGCCGACCGAATCCCCGGGAGCCGGCGCCGCCCCGGAGAAGAGGAGCTGAGCAAGGTCATCAGCCGCGGCTTCGGCTGACAACTGGAAAAGCCTGTCAAGGATATTGTCGGCCATCGCCCCGAAGGCATCCGAGACCGACATGGTACCTTCCCGAATATCCCCGAAGAAATCCGCGAAGGAATCCCGGAATACACCAATCGCCTCGTTGCTGCGCTTGGTCTCATTCCACACGGCCTCGCTGTAGGTCTCCGCGGAAATCACGCCAGCATCGCGCAACCGGTTCAGCCGTTCGATTGCGGCTGCATAACGCGCAGCAGGGTCAATCGCCTGCGTCAGCGCATCGCCCTCTTTCTGCAAGTTGATTTGATCCAAGGCACGAGCCGCATCAAGCGCCTGCTCCTCGAGGTTTCCGAATTCATCATTGAGTCCGGCAAGTCGGCCGCTGGCAAACTCATAAGCGACAGCTTGCTCGCGCGTGGTAAAGCCCGCGGTCTCCACCTGCGTTGTCATGTTCTTAATCAGCGTGGTCGCGTCCATGACCAGCTTGTTCTGATCTTGCAGCATGGCCGCATCGATCAGTTCGACCTTCTTTGCTTCATCCCCGAGGTTCTTCAAAGAACCGGCGAGCAACTCATAGCGGATCCGCGCTTCCTCGGAATTGTCGGACGAAAGCGCCAGCGTCTTGGAGTAACCCTCAAGCACCTTGTCGGCATCGCGCACGGCACGGATCTGATCCACCTGCGCGGCAGCAGTCAGCAGTTCCTCATTCCTGAATCCGTTAGCCTTGGCAAGTTCACCGTTCAGCAATTCATACTGGACACGCTGCATCTCGGTAGCGTCCGAGGCAAGCGCGGCTTCCTTCTGATACTGCTGGAGCAGACTATTGATGGCGTCTTGCGCGGTCTTTACCTCGTCAGAGATCGGCGAAGGGCCAGCAGGCGGCGGTTCCGGGATTTCCGGTTGCGCTCCTCCACTCAAGCTATCCGGCTTCGTGACAGTGATCCTTGCTTCGGCTTCTATTTCCGCGTCAGCAAGGTCGCTGAAATCCTTTTGGATCTTCTTGACAGCTTGCTCGGTCTCGAAGGCGATTGTTTTCACTTCGTCGAAGTTAAGCGCGAACACGGCCTTGACTGCGCGCCATGCACCTTTCAACCGCTCCCATGAAACGATTAACCCTTCTACCATTGCAATTCCGAATAGCCGAACCTCCAAGAACTTCTCCCGGAGGTACGTCCCGAACTGCCAACCAGCAGCAGCCGCAGCAACACCAGCCATTGCCGTGTTAATCAGGCCGAAAGATTTGATCGTCGGGCCAATACCGCCGCGGACTTTGGCGAAGGTACCAAGCAGGAAGGTTTGAGCAGCGGCAAACGAGAAGGTTGCCTTGGTCGCAGCAAGTGCAGCAGCACCGTATGCGGTCAGCAAGAGCGGATAGGTTTTCATGGCGATAGATAACGCACCACCGATGACAACCAGTTTCGCCAGCAAGGCAAACTCATCGCTTAATCCGCGGATCACAGAGATCAATGCCGTGCCGGCCTCTGCCACAGCAGTCAACGCGGGAAGCAATGCACCACCGAGCTCAATGGTGAACGCAGAGAAGGCCGCGGTGAACTGCCCCAGCTTAAAGTCAAAAGATTCCCGGATCTTTGTGACGGCTTCCTCTGTCGCGCCGCCCTTCATCGCCATTTGGTCAAGGATGTCATTCATATCAACACCAGCTTGACCGGCCAATGCCATGATCGGGATTAATGCCTCGACGCCACCGAACAACTGAGCGAGTGCTTCATTGCTGCCGCCAGTCGCGTCAACAACATCCTTGAGGAATCCTTGAAAGCCTTTCGCCTCGATCGCGGCCGCATTAAATTCCAGTCCCAGCTTTTCAGCTTGCTCAACCGCTTCACTGGTAGGCTTGGCTACCGCAGCGAGGATGGCGCGGACACCCGTGACAGATTCTTTCGTTGTGATACCGCCCTTTGTCAGTGCGGCAATACTCGAAGTTAGCTCGTCAAAGGACACGCCAACCGCAACCGCTAACGGCGCAACCTTACCGAGCGTTGTTGATAACTCGCCGATAGTCGTCTTACCGGCGCGCATTGCGACAAATAAACTGTCGCTAATCTCAGTTGCCGACAAACCATCTTCTGCATAGGCATTAAGAAACGAAGTTAAGCCGCCAGTTGCCGTGGCAACATCCGTGACACCACCGACCGCCAGCTTGTTCGCCGCGGTTAATGTGTCAAGCGCTTCGGCTGCATTGGCCGCGCCAGCAGAAAAGATGTCGTAAGTCGATGCCGCCTGACCAACCGGAGACTGCCCGAACTCAACAGCGAGGTCGCGCAATGAGCTGGTCATATTGTCAATCTGACTGGTGTCATCCACCAGCGTCTTGACTTCGGCGATCTTGGCTTGGAAGTTCGATGCGTTCTTGATTACTGCACCGAAAGAAATACCCGCGACCAGTGACTGGATGCCACCGCGAAGCGGGTTCAATGATTTTGCGAGATCCTTGAAGCTCCGGGAGATCTTCCCGGTTTTTTGATTGGTGTTACGGGCTAACCGGTCAAGACCGCTGTCAACTTGGTCTACGCCCTTGCTAAAGTTGCTGGCGTCAAGCCCGATTCCAATTGCGCGTATGTCAGCCATGCTTCCGCTCCCGTTCTTTTCTCAGCCTTTCGATGTGTTGCATGAATACCGAGTCAAGTTCAACAATAACCCGCACAAACAACTCGACATCAACAACGTCAAACATTCGGCAATAAACTTCTATCTCCGAAAGCGGGATAAACCCTACGCCAAATCCTTGCCTCCTTCCCCTCGATAGTAAGTCAAACGCTTCAAGATATTCTCCGTGCTCCGATGGATAATCTGGTTTGTTCTGGAGTGCCTGAGGTGCCTTGCCAGTGGACTTCTCGACATCCTGCAAGAACTCCTCATATTTCCCCCATTCAACATTCCATTCAAACCAGCCTATTACTCCCCCACAACCCCTTCAACCTCCTGCGCCCGGAACAAATCGCCATCTTGTGCGGTAGTGACAATCCAGTTGCGGAAGTCAACGAATTGCGGGTTGGAAAGAATATCAATGACAGACTGCTCGCTGTAATCCAGCTCCTGACCGTCAAGAACCATCCCCTCCCAACCAAGAACCACATACTTTGCAATTGCCTTTATCAACTGCTTTTCGGCAATCGCGTCTTTTTGCTCCTCGCTGCCTTGCATGCGCTTGTATGGCGCCATGAGTGTTTGCAGGTACCGCTGAAACTTTTTGTTGCCAAATCTGGCAATCAAAAGACGGCCGTCGCCTACATCGACCCATACGCCATCCTCAACTTTGTTGAGGTCAGTCTTGAACGAATTAAGATCCATAATTCCATCCTCTCTGTTGGTGAGTTGGTCAAGTTAATCCTTAGCCTTCCAGCGAAGTGATCTGGATTGCATAAGAACCGCTGCTGTCTACCGAAGCACCCCATGTGCCATCCTGCACGATGTCCTGATTGCCGCCACCGGCTGCAATCGTGAAGTCAGTGTAAGTGACTCGCGGAACATCGACAATATAGCTGTTGCCAGCGTTGTCGGTAACTTGGAAGCGGAAGTTGCTCTTGGTATTCGATGTGAACTTGTCGATCAGCGCGTTGTTCTCGAAATACGCGGTAATGTTTCCGGTAATCTCGCAACGGCCAAGGCCGACACCTTGCAGCGTGTCACTACCGACACAAGCCTGCTCACGCGGGTTGTTGTTCAGATCAATGCTCAGGGTCTGGAAACAAACACCTGTCACGGCCTGTCCACCCTCCCATACACTGCCGACATTACCCGATGCGTTCATGATATCGGTTGTGGCCGCAGCCGCGACGGCGGAAGCAATAGTTGCGCTTGCCGTGGTCTGCGTCTTACCAGTAAAGCCGAAGCTACCGGAAAGAATTGACTGAGACTCGAAGTTCAGCGCCATCGAGGTCACGCGCATGCCGGTATAGACCGCAGTCGTGCTGACATCGGAAAACGACTTCTCAATCGTATAGGATTTCTTGGTAGTGCCGTTGCGGATATTGTTGCCTTGCAGCTTGGTCGATGCACCAAAGACCTCACCAGCAAAGGCGATATCAGCGCCCGAGCTCGCCGTAGCAAGGCTAAGCGTTACCGTGCTGACATCAACGCTTGTTACCGCACTCACGCGGAAGTCGCCATCATTGCCGGAAGTGGTTGCATTGGATACACGGAAGAACTGACCGACCTGATATGCACCGTTGTGCACCTGATCGGAGATCGTTACGGTCGTCCCGGAGAAGTAAGCGGATGCAACCGCGGTGGAAACGCGAGCCGACACCCAATCGTTGAGCATGGCCCCGGCAATCAGTTCATCGATGTCGCCGTAACGCAGTTCAAAACCGACATCGCCGCCAGCGCCACCACCGACAGGAGTGATGTCGGACACGTTGCGGTCTGAGCGGATTGTCTCCGAGGTAACGGTTTGAACGTTAGACTTGAGGGATTCAGACGAATAGTTCAGCGCCTGCATTGTTTCGGAGCTGGCCTCGACTCCCCATGTGGTCTCTGGGAAGTAGCGAAGCGCAACTAGATTACTGTCAGCAAAATCAGCCATTGGTAGCCTCCATCAGTTTCAGATTGTATGGAGTCAGGTGGCTGAGTATTCGGTGCGGCGTTTGAACGTTGCCGAAGGGCGAGCTGACTAGAGACTAATTATCCTTGTTTTTTTCGGTGTCCGCAATAGCGGCAGCAAGCCATTGCCCGTAAGCCTTGACGAGTCCTTTTAGAATTCTGAGTAGAGTCTCATGCAGGACTCGGGTATGAGGTTTCAAGTGTTATATCGGCCATCCCACCAGAAGGGAAACTCTACACGCTCCCTCCACCATCCACGATGTTGACCGCCTCCGTTGGTGATTGCTGTCTCGCAAATGACCCCGCCAAATTGCGCCTCCTCGAATAAGCTGAAAAGTATATTCAAATATACATTTGATCCAGCCGTCCCGGTGTCTAACGATGTAAAGATATCAACGCGGATCCTTCCCCTATGCCGAATCACGGCAGGCTGTCCCGGCCCTGCGCGTTGCGCTCCGTCATGGAGGATCTCCAACTTGATCCAGTCTGTTCCCGGGGCTGGCGTTTCAAAGTCTACATTTGGATTGATATCGACTTCCGTGGCAACCCAATTGTCAAGCAGCCGTTGTTCTATGTCACGCTCTACCGTGGAAAAACTCATGTGTCACTCTCCCACTGGAAAGACACAAGCATATTTGTCTGCCACCGCTTTTGAAATTCACCAGCGCTCTTGACATTAGGCTGGCGTGTTTTTACACCGCCGAACTTTACTTCCCGGAATAATTCCGCAAGCGTGTTGCCATAGTCAATGCCGAGCCTCGTGCCGGCCTCTGGCGGCGTGTAGATCCTGATGACGATTGTTCCATGCTGACGCACAACCGGCTTGTCCGTTCCGATGTTGAGCCGCTCACGGTCATCTCTCAATATATCGAGTTTTATATAACTCGCATCCAGCGGCGGCGCAGAGAAAGGCACATTGGCATTGATGTCGATATCGGTGGAGACCCAATTATCAACCAGCCTTTGCTCAATAGCCCTGCGGGCGTCGTCCGGCGTCATTCAAAATTCCTTATGTTCTTGGCTTCTTCAAAAATCGCTTTCTGCACCGTCGCAAAAGTACGCTGAACCATGAAGCCTCTGTCTTGGTCGATTTGTTTTGTGCGCCCCATCTCGAGGAAGATGATATACGGGACGCTGTTGGTGATCCATACACGGGGAGTCGTTAAAACCGATTGCTGTGCAAATTGCGAGGCTCTGGCGTCGTTGATGGATGTAGCAGCCTCTTCGCCGCCATCGTTCCACGCATCCCGCGGGGTTGTTGAGGTATCGATGTCTCCAATCGAGAGATTCCAATTAGCACGAGCATAGCCAAGATCAACAGGTGTGCGTTTAGTAATCCCAGCATAAAGCCGCAAAGCAACGTTGCTAATGACAAGCTCAATGTCATCCTCAAACTCGCGCGCAATGGTACGGAGGTCTTTTTCAAATTGCTTAACATTTGTGAACCTTATCTTTGTCATGGTTTACGGAGTTGCAACGTCCAAAGCGCGTCAGCAGGATCCTTCTTGAATCCTTGAACGTCATAGCGAACACTAGCGCCACTTTCGACAATGAAGAGGTAATCTCCAACGGCCGGGATAGTGCTGAAATTCGCCTGCGGCACTAATCCCTTTTGATCGGTCGCCAAAATATGTTCGTTGTCTATTTCGTTGCTCTTGAACGCGGCGAAGATCATGGAGAATAGATACGTGTTCACACCGGCTGACACGGTGCCCGTAGAGGCGTCATAGACGGTAGAACCGCGTTGGTAGTACGTGGTAGCAACAGGTATGTCACCAGCCGCCGTGAAGGCCGTCTGAGCGGCCTTTGACATTGTTTCCCGGAGACCCACTGGTTAAGTCCTCACCAGCTTGACGCTAGCATCGCCGCCGCGGGACTTTACCGCCCCGAGGTGATCTAGCATCTTCATAACTGAATCCGGGATTGCGGTCGTGCTGTCGCGGTCTGCTTTGTCGATCTCCAGCTCAAGCACATCAACCTTGATCCGTCTGAATCCCTTTGTGTCAGGTTCAGCGCTTGGATTTACATTGGCAAGGTATCCAGCAAGCTCAACCGTGGCATCCTTGAGGTTTACCGGAAGCGCATCGCTGTCAATCCAGTAGCCATCTTGATCATCGACTCCGTAACGCGGCCAGCGTAGCGCCTGCGTGTCGGTTGCCTTCGAGCCTTTCCAGTCATACCAGTCATCCAGCGTGCGCGTCGCCATGATGAGCAGCTTGTTCTGATCGTCTGCCGTGTATCCATCCCAATTGGCTGAATAAATCGAATCAGCCCAGAAGGAAGAAGCATAAGCATGCGTGACATAACTATTGCTATTTGCCCCGCCTATCGTCGCATCAATCGTCGCCATCTCTATCGCTCCTGATCCTTATGTCCCGGTGCGTGTCGAAGCTGGCATTATTGCAATGGTTCATCGCATGCCACTCGCGCCACCAGAGGTCTGCAAAATCGCAGTCAGTATAATCCCGGAAATACGGGCCTCCCTCTGTGTAGTGCAGTAAGCTCAGGGTGTCTGCGCTCCTGTTGTGATAATAATCCACAAGGTAATTCCATTCTAGTGGCAAGTCACCGATTTGGTGTAGGCCGTCCAGCCACTTGAACTGGTGGAGATCCAGCCCGTGCATCTCATTTATCACTTCCGGGGTTAGCTGCTTGCATTTTGCGGTATTCATCAGCATGACCGATGACCAGTTCTTGTAACGGTAGAGCGTTTGCTTGGTGCCAAGGTATTTGATCTTGTTCTTCGGCTGATGGTCGTGCTTGACAACCTGCACCGCGTAGTTCTCGTCCCTGATTTTCCAGAGGTTATTGATGTCATCGAGCACGAGCATGTCGCAGTCCATGAAGATGGCCCAACCCTTGTACCCGCAAAGGTACGGCACTAGCCAGCGCGTGAAGGCAAACTCGTTTGACTGGTTTGGGTCTGTCGGCCTGTCGTGGATATGCTTAAAGTGTCGCTTGGCGATCGGCGTGATTGATACCGGCACCGATGACCTCTCAATGATGCTATGGCATAGCGTATGGTATGCGGCGGCTTCCGCATAGTCATAGCCGATGAAGATTCTGATCATGCTACTTTCCCCTTTACGCGGCAAACAATCGGGCCGTCATAGCCCGTCCATCCGGCCTCGTATTCGATTTCGTGAATTCTCACGTTGATGAGTTGCTGCTTTGGTTTAATCATGCACTCGGTCACGCGGCCGTCATCGTCCATCCCGATAATTAGGCCCCGAGACACCTGCACCACATCTCCCGGCTCTAATCCCATCTCGATGCTTTGCGGATAAAACGAAAAACACACCCACTCCCCTTCACTGCTTACTGCCTTCGGTGCTGGTTCCATGACAGCAGGAGTAGCTGCCGGTATTTTGTTTGCTATAGCACCGAGTCCTACGGCACCTGCGGCCTTGCCGAACAGCTTGAAGAACTCTCTACGTTTCATTTTCCAAGATCCTCTTGAGCATAAAATCGTCATAGCCAAATCGCCGGTATAGCTGCGATTCATTAGCAATAATCCGGTAAGCATAATAAGGCGCTTCCTGCATTATCCGTAGCGGGTTCTTTGTGCCACCGATAACCTGCTTTGCGCTGGCCCTGATAAAGTCTGCGTCAAAGCGCTCCTCGTAATACTGCAAGGCGCGGATCAACTCGTTTGCAAGATCCTCGTATTTCCATAGGGAAAAGGAATCATAGTAATGCATCCACTCCATGTAATATTCCCAAACAATCCCCGGACGTTCTGCGACGCGGCCATAGAATTCCCGGAGATCGGGACACCCGCACTCCTTCTCCAGCCGATGATCCTGCTGCCAGTTCCAATCCTTGTGTCTGGTGTTGGTGTGCTTACGCGCGCGGTGGTGCCAAAGACTATTCAGCATCGTTACAGGATGCCGGACAAAAGCAAAGGCCGGCTTGCCATCCACCTGCGGACATTCATGCGCCTGATAGATAGGATCACCGATGTCCTTGTATCCCATTTTCCTCAAGACATTGGCAACCCAACGGCCTCCCGTTTTGGGAATATGAATGAAGATCGAGTTCTCTAGTTCAATCGCCATCGCCTAACCTGTGCGCGTTCTCGCACCACCACCGAACATATAACTTGACAATAGCCGCTAATGCTATCAGGAAAAGCCCGAGGCCGATTAGAAGTTCAACGTTCATGCTCAGTCCTTGTAGACAAACAGGAAGTCGCCGTCATGCAGCGGAATAAGCTGCTCGTTGCTGGCGACATCGACGCCTTCTGCGACCGAGGTGATTTCCTTTAAGCCTTGTCCCCGGATGTTATAAAAGCACCGGTATCCAATATCCATCAGGAAGTGGAAGGTATCAGCAACAGGGCCGTCATTGAATTTCGGATAAACCTCGCACATAACCGCTGGCCGCTCGTTTGATATGGTCAACGTAGCGCCGCGCAAGACATCCAGTTCATTGCCTTCGACATCGATCTTGATGAGACCAATTCCCATGTTATCCGGTGAGCTATCAATCCATGACTGCGCCCATGAGTCAATAGACACCATCTCAACGGTTATCGGCTGACCGCCGACAAGATCCCGGAGACCGCTATTGGATAGCCGCTTGTCATCAACGTAGAAAGTAACTTCATCCTTGTCCTCTCTACCAACGGCGTAGTTGATCGCGGTCACATTGTCATTCCTGTCGGCAACCAGCTTGAGCTGCTCATAAACTGGCGGCACAGCCTCGAAGGAATATACATGCTTGGCAAGACCGGCCCAGAAGTGCGTATACATACCAACCGCCGCGCCGATATCGAGAACAATGGAATTCTTGTCAATGAACTTCGCGGTTTGCCCGAGCATATAGTGCTGCCGGTGAAGGTTGTAGATATTTTGATTGAATACCCGTCGCTGCAATACGGAGTCAGATAGATTCAAGGTCACTTTAATGCTCCTCTGTGTGATTAAAATTATCGGCGTTTTATTTCATTAGCACTTGCAGGTTGACGCGGCGCCCTTTCTCGACAACCCCGCCTTGATGGATGCCTGCGCCTGCATCGAACACTGCGATGTTTGTCTCTGCTGCGGACAAAAGTGTCCGTCTGAATAAAAGCATCTCTTGGCTCAAGACTGAGTTCTCTTCGACAAAGCGGCCAAAGTTATACGAGACCCGCAACGGTTTCGGCATGGCAAGAATCGGCGCGCGTTCTTCCGGGGTCTGCATGTAGTTGCCGGTGCATAACGCCCTGCCAAGTATTTCCTTGTGCGCTGGTATAACAAAGCGATGGCTTCCTTCGATGAAGTGAAAAGGGCCGTTGTTAATTTCGATGCCCTCAAGGTAGATGATCGCCTTCATGCAATCCTCCTTGGGGTCGATGTGTGTATTGATCCACGGATTGACTGGTGCGTCATAGCCGCCGAATTGCCGGTAGTGCTGATCGGTCGGCGTGCTGATATGCAGATAAGCTCCTGCGACTTTTAGCGGCTTCCCCTTATAGGCGCTTGCCGCTTCCAGTATTCCGCGCTTGGTGAGTTCGGCTTGTAGCGTCTTGATGTATTCAGCTCCAAGCATCTCGCCGCGGTCATAGGTTCCCGGAGGCGGTTGCCAATCAGGCTTTGCCAGCCACTTGTCTACCAGCTTGCCGACATTGATCTTGCTTGTGTCAACCTGCCCCATCCAGATCCCATTGTTATAGATCGACTGGAAAACCGAGTTGGCCGGCTCCCGTGTCAAGATCATCTCATGGTTGCTGTGCGGCGGTCTGACCATGTTGTTGCGATATACCCGGAACTGCTTTCGGATCCTGTCGAACAAAGCCGGATCATCGAGGCCGTGCATAGCAAACCGGATCTCCTCCATGAAGGAGTGCTCATCGCCGCGCGTAACCGCGACATCGAGGATCCAAGGGTCATAGTCATCATCAAGTCGGTTTTGCTTTTCCTCTGGATAGAGCGATGCCACATCGGGCAACTCAAGCCACTTGCAATAGATCGGATTATCCCACCGCATCGGAGGACTCCTCAGCTTGTGGATTATCGTCAACATACTTGTCCAGATTGTCGGCGTAATTACGCAAGGCGGTTGCCAGTTCACGCGGATCCATCTCTGTCGGAAGCGTCAGGTTAAAAAGCTGCTGCTTTATAAAGCGCGGCTTGGGCGCGTCTTTCGATGCCGCATTGAAATCAGGCGGCACAGCCACATGGCTGATGATGGTATTCATGGCAAGCACGTGCATACCCGTGTCAATCTGGAATTTCGGGGCAATCGTCATATCATGCGCCATAATCATTTGCTGCTCTTCGCTCATCGTCTTTCCTCCTGTTTGTAGAGTTCTTTCAGTGATTCCTGCGCAGCGTCTAGCCGGATCTTTTCGTCAGTAGTCAATGCGCGTCCCTTCCTTGCTTCTTCGAGGATGTAAACCCTATCCTCAAGCTGCTCAATACGGATGCCGCGGTAGATGTCGCCTGATTGCTGTTCCATTACGACCATCTCTTTCTCGTGGCTTTCCTTTGTTACAAAGTAACTGGTTGTCGCTACGGTACCGCCGACAATCGTTATGACAAGAGCTATGCCTGCTTGCATGGTGTTAATCTCCATTCTGAACCTCGCTGAAAGAGAAGCCGCTAGACATCAGCCGCAGGTAAGGTCTACCGGTACGCATCTCATCAAGAGTCCATTGCGTATAAGCAAGATCGCAAGCCCATTGCTTACGGGCCGACTCTGACGGGAAGAAGGGGTTGTTGATCATTCGCAGATCGTGGCTTGTAACGTTGTGCGCCATACTCCCCGCGTTAAAAGAAAAGGCCGGCACTCCTGCGATGACCGCCTCAACAGCCGCGTTGGAATTATATGTAATACAGGCATAAGCTCCGTATAAATCATCCATCAGCGTGTCATTGCGGGAGTTGATTACCCCTAGCATGTCAGGTGTCCTGCTGCGGGCAAGCGGATGTGCACGGAATACAACCGGCTTGTCAGTCATGGATCTCAGGTCAGTGCAGGTCTTTTGGCACCACTGGATAATGTCAATGTCTTGCACGCTGGCGTCTGACGGGACCTGTCCGCAAACAATAATGTGCTGACCTTCGGTTCTCCGGGGATGCAGGTTCACATCGAGGAGTTCCCACCGATCGGCCGGACACGCAAGGTTATGGAATTCAGCATGGTTGTTCAGTCCGTTCAGACCGACCATGTAATACTCATCGCGCTTGACAAAGCCCTTCTCGATGACAATGACATCTTTCCCTGCAAGGCGCTGTTGGCGTATAACGTTGCCGCGAGCATAGGAACACGGGACTCCCTGCTTGCCGATACCGAAAACAATGGCGACATCGACCGGCGTGTAGTTATCAACCGAGTAGATGGTGACATCTTCGTTGACCTTTGCCACGCCTTCCGCAAAAGCCTTGAGCGCCTTTTGGTGAACCTTGTTATCCCCCGGAGTAAATATTCCTACCTTCATGGCTGCTTCCTCCTGCGTGGTGTTTTCCAGAAGTTGCTATGCGTTGACAGCTTCGCCTTGAATGGCTGTTACCACAAAACCCATGCCGTCATCAGCATCATAGACATGGCCCGGGATCTTCTCGTACTGAGTAGCCCATTGCTTGACCGTGTATTCAGACTTTGACAAGAGTTCAGTGAACTCGTCTTTTGTGTAATGGCGAAAGTGGAAGGGATGCGTGTCACGGTTGAACGGTACCACTTCCTCGTTAGGCACCGAACCAACCAGCACAGAAGCATGTTCGCCGTACATTTGGATTAATGCCTCATCATCCTTGACATGCTCGATGGTTTCTATGCTGACGATTACATCAACCTTCTGCTTTTCCCCGTCAAAGCCATCCACCAACGCAGCCTCAAACTCTTCGCGCTTGCTGAGGTCTGCTTGCTGGAATCTATTATTGCCTTCCCCATAAGCACGGGTAGCAGCATCTACAGCAGGCTGATGGATATCGATGCCGATTACACGCGCTTCCGGGAAAGCGGTGGCGAGCATATAGGTGCCGTATCCAATACCGCAGGCGCAGTCAACAATGTTGATGCTGGGGTTGTCACCGAACAATGCCTTGATCTGGTTTATAGCGAAGTTATATCTATGCTTGTGGTTCGGCTTGATACCGTCCAGCGTTTCAGCTACTTGTCTTTCTCCGGTCTGGGGCAACATATAGCGGATCTCCTTTCTTGGTGAATGGTAAACACTTCCAGTCGGGGTGAAGATAAAAGACTTCGGTCCCGTCCTCAAGTTGCTCAAGGGTCTTGAACGGGAACTCTACATCCGGGTCATCGGCATAAAGGTCTTTAACCTCCAAAAAGATTTCAGCAAGCCGCATACCTTCCTTGATGTAGAGGATCTTGTTTATAAAATCGAGTTCTATATTCATGCGAGTTGCGCGTGGTATATGATCGGATCCACGCCCTCTCTCGATAAGTCGTAGTCAACCATCTCACGAATCATGGTCTCGAAATCATAAGCTCGCTTCCAACCAAGTTTGTCCTGCGCCTTTGCTGGATTACCGAGTAACAGCGGAACTTCTGACGGCCGCATCAGATCCGGGTTTTTCATCAGGTGTTCGGCCCAGACATCGATGCCGACATAGGTGAAGGCCGTGTGGACGACATCCCAAACCCTATGCTTTTCGCCCGTGGCAATCACAAAGTCCTCCGGCTCGTCCTGTTGCAGCATGAGGTACATGGCATAAACATAATCACGAGCATGGCCCCAATCGCGGTAGGCATCGAGGTTCCCGAGTTCAAGGAACTGCTGCTTGCCGGCAACGATACGCGCAACAGCCTTGGTGATTTTCCGCGTTACAAACTCTTCACCCCGGAGCGGTGATTCATGGTTAAACAGAATCCCGGAGCAAAAGAAATTCTCGTATGCTTCGCGGTAATTCTGCACGGCATAGTGCGCGGCTACCTTCGCAACCGCATAGGGGCTGCGCGGGTGGAATGGCGTATCCTCTCCCTGTGACTCGACATTGACAAGGCCGAACATCTCCGAGGTGCTAGCTTGGTAGAGTCTCGTGGATGGCGAGAACTGGTTGATCGCGGCCATGATGTTCAGCGCGCCAACGGCGTTTATTTGAAACGTGGCAACCGGCGAAGCGAATGACTCCGGGACAAAGGACATGGCTGCAAGGTTATATACCTCGTCGAATTGTCCCTCATCAATCACATTGTTGACCTGCGCGGAGCATGTCACATCGAAATTAAGGAAGGTCAGGCCTTGTGCTGGATTGTGTTCCTCATACTCTGACTCCGTGACAAGACTAAGCTCCTTGAGCCGCCAGAGGTTCATGCTGGCCGTCCTGCGCATGCCTGCATAGACCTCGTAACCCTTTTGCAGTAATAGCTCGATTAGGTAAGCGGCATCCTGCCCCGAGGCGCCGGTGACAAGCGCGGTCTTTTTCATGACAACACCTTCGGCCTTTGTGTTTCCGGTTTTTCTACTCCCGGATCCTTGTCTAGCAGACCGCCTTGCGCTTTCCGCTCCGGGCCTTTGAGGTGCTCCATGTATTCCCCGAGTATTGACTCCTGAAAGGGATGGTTGCTTTGCTCATTCGGATTCAGGTTCTTGTACGGGATAGCCATCGCCGTGCGGATAAAGTCCATTGAGTAACAATCATGGAATTCTCCGAGGTATTTGAACGCGCCTTCCGCATAGGTGTTATACCAAAGCGGCATAAAGAAATTGTTTGCGGGATGGTTGGTATTGAAGCCGACAAAACCGTTTTCGCTGTAGAGCCACTTGCGCTCAAGCACGGCCATATAGAATTCTGGCTCACCTTCCTTTACGGCAAATATGCCTTGCAGGAAGTTCGGCGGGATATCGGCCTTGAATACTACGTCCGCATCAACCCACGCAACGATTCCGTTTTGCGAGTGGCATGCGTCGCAGATAGCGAACACTTTTCGGTAGAACCGATTAGCGTCATATCGGAAGTTGTAGACCTGCTGCTGCGGATTCTGCGGGTTGATATGTTTCCCGGAGTAAATCGGATCACTGTTATTCAGCACAGCCTCGATCTGCTTGAAATCATCGAATGAGTAAAGGTCTTTGTAGATAATGCGGTCATCCTTCGGCGCGGCTGACGGGATGCCATGCTCATAGTAGACCGTGAGTGTTTGATCCTTCCAGTGCTTTAGGAAGCCTTCTATAAACCGCTTCCCGTATTCATGATAGCCCTTCTGCGAGAAGGAAGTAATAATCATGCTGTGCTCCTCTATGGTGAACTATCAATCTGGTGAGGATTGATAGGTATTGATACTTCCCCTGATAGGTTAGCTTTCCTCGGTTTTGCGACGGCGGCGGCGGCGTGGTTTCTTTGCGTCACTGTCTGCTGTGACACCACGCGGTTTGTTCACCGTTTCCGCTTGTTCATTAATAATGAACGCAGGCTCTTGTTGAGCAGATTTCTCGTCGCTGGAGAGACTCTGCCCTGACGGCTCTTCGATGTCAACCCCTTGCGGTATCGAATCCAGTACGGCTTTGTGCAGCGTTTTGTCGGCGGTATCCATATTGTCTGACAGCACGAGCTTGTCTTTTACAAGGCCCGTGTGCATCTCGCCATAGCGTTCCCATCCGCGCCACTGACCACGACCAAGATCATGCGCCCAATCGACTTCATTGATCACGGTCGTTGCGCCGGTTTTCTTGTTGCGGATTTTGACTGTAGAAAGTTTCATACTTTACTCCTCGTAGTTATAAAAAAACCCCGCGCCCTCGGGAGAAGGAGCGGGGCTGCAATGGCTCGCGTTTGAGCCTACCCGGTTAGAGATTAACCTGCAATACGGGTTGCCAGTTCCGGACGGACCAGCTTGGCACCCCACAGGATATCCAGTTCCCAAGTGACCTGCTTGTACTGGCGGGACACCTCAAGGCGCAGGCTGATACCGGTCTGCGGATCAGTCATTGCCATGATGCGGCTACCGAGCTGCATGTCGGCAGTGCTCTGCATCAGCGGACGGTTTGCAAAAGCAAAGGCGTCACGGTGGAAAGCCAGATTGACCGTATGATCACCCACAACCGTTACGGCTTCACTGGAAGCATCAGCCTTGAGGTTAGGCGTAATGCTGACAGCGACATTGCCGGTGGAAACGATGACGGCAGTGGCATTGACCACGTAAGTCTGCGTATCACCTGCAATGGTGAAGATGTCACCCGGAAGCAAAGTTGTGTTGTTGCCACCAGTCATATCGATCGAGGAGGTACCAGCGGCAACCGCGCTACCGACCACAATAGCAGAAGCAGTCGCGCCACCAGCGGTATGAACCGGCACGGCATCATCCGCATACCAGTCAATGCCGTACTTGCGGCCGATCTCACCTTCGATCTTGACGCCGGTGCTGCCGGTCTTTTCCGCATCAGCGAACGGTGCCAGCGCGAGTGCGTTGGCTTCCGCATCGTAGCTCAGCACACCGCGGCGATTGTCGCGCGGGGCAAGCTGCTGGTGCAGGACCTTGCGAGCGTTTGTAGCTGCCACAACGGTAGAGGCGAAAGGCGTAGTACCAGCGGTGCCGGTATAGCCGTAGACGCCCTTATACTCCGCAAAGATGTCCTCATTCACGGCATTGGCAAGAGCACGAATGGCCTCGCTCATTTGCATGGGAATGAAGTGCTCGTTGCGGTCGATTTCTACCATGTCCTTGTCGGTCAGATAGAAGTTGGTCTTTTTCCAGTTGTCCAGAGGAATCTGAACCTTGCCCGGAGTGGAGTTAGAAGCGCTGGAATAAACAGGCGCAGGAGTAACATCCGAGGCGGTAATACCGGAAGGAATCGGCACATCAATCGTGTCACCCTTTTCGGCAGCTTCGCGTGAGTAGTCACCATTCACCAGTCGCGGCATGGAAGCCTGCTCACGAAGGGCAAGCAGACCACGCGCGAGGATTTTGGCCATAATGTTGTCAAGAGTATTCGACATTGGTCAGTCTCCAATTGCGTTAAAAGAAAATAGGTCTCTTGTCCCCCCGGGACATTTACTACTATTCGCCTATGGTGTAATCACCTTTGGCGATTGCCTCGATGTTGTCATTCAGCGCGTCCTGATTGCTTCTGCTGATAACACCCCTTTCGGAGTCTACACCGAGATTGCCGTTGGCACCGCCTCCAGCACTGCCCTCAAATAAAAACGGAGAATCCATCAAGAGAGAACGAGCCCACTCCTCCATTGTGATAGGCTGTTTACCGTCCTTTCCGTAGATGACTTCGCCGTCAGCTTTGGGCAAGGGATTGCTGTCATCGTCCAGCGTCCACACCGATTTGCCGCGGTTAATAATATCAACCAATGCGCCTTTCTTCGGGGTGCCCACTTCCATGACAGCGTTTTGCAGGGAAGAGTTGATTAACACATCCTCGAGCCGCTCGCGGTATTTGCCAGCGGACCCCTGCGAGTTTTCAAGTTCAGATTCCAGCTTGTGGATTCTTCCATCGTAATCAGACTTGAGCCTCTCAAGCCTGCGGCCAATCCGCTCTTCGACAACTTCGTCGATGCGGCCGGCCTCAATAAGTTTCTGTTCCTCGATCGCCGACATCTTCTCAATCGCTTCACGAGCCCGCTCCGGGTCAATATCCTTGTACTGCCCCATTTGCTCTTTCAGCGCCGCGGCTTCCTTCTCCGCTTCGGTCAGTGACTCCACCTTCTTACGGAGGTCGATATTGTTGTTGCGGAACTCATCTAGCTTGGCCTTGTAGTCCTTGTCATCGATGTCAAGAACATAAGAATCACCTTGCTTGGTGTAAAGATCGCGTAGCGGTTCGGCAACGTCAGTCAGGTTTTTGATGATTGTCTTTAGTGCCATAATCCAAACTCCTCAAGTGGTGAAGTATTATAAATACAAACGTCCCTACATGACTAGACCTTGACGCTAACCAAATTCAGCGCACTTGTCTAGAAATTCCATTGATTTCTTTTCCAGTAACGCGGGAAGCGTGTGGCCGTAGAAGTGGATCTTCCCCGGATTCCTTTTTGCCAGCTTTGCAAGCGCAACTCCGCTCGCCAGCATGTCGGGGCGGGTATTCCATACGCCTGCGCCTTCGGTGTTTTCCAGTGGATTGCCATTCTCGTCAGTTCCCTCGACAAGCCCTTTGTCGGTCATGTCAACGCCTTTGCGCTGCGCAACCCCGTCAACATAGAAGCTGGAATCCTCTCGCCATCCGCAGTCTGTCCCTACCAGCACGGCATCAGCAGCCCCCATGAAGATCGCCGCTGACAGGGCACGGTTGACTACGTTATACCCGCCGCCCATGCAGTCATGAGTCGGGAATCTGGTGTTATACATCTCGACTTCGTTTTTATAACCGGTCGCTGAGTGGAATATCATGACTTCCGCGGCATCCTCCCCAGCGTCCGGGGGTTCGTACTCACCAGCTTTCCAAGAGTCATAGTCATCCTCAAGGACTCGCTGCGCCTCTTGGTCGGTCAGTGTACCTAACCAATCGGCGAAAGGCATCCCGGCCTTTAGGTATTTGTATAGCAGAGGATCACTTGAGCTTGCAATGATGTGCGTCATGCCGGGAGCTTTATAGATCTTTTCCGGTCTTGCAATATGTGCCCCGGGATCCATGCTGACGCCATACTCCATCTTGATCCCTTGGTCATGCAGGAATTTGATGGCTTGCTTGCACGCAAACAGCACCTTGTTGCCAGCCTTGGAAGCCTTGCGGATTTCCTTGACCGAATCCTCTTCCTTTAGCGACGGCCCGGATCCAATGACATAAGCGGTTGTGTTCGGCTGCAACATCCCGGCTTTGTAGATCGGAGTGCCTTCTTCCACGCGCTTGGCATAGAAATCCAGATTGTCGGGGTAGTTGTCGATGTTCGGATTGACAAACTTAATCTTTTGCCCGCCCGTTTGCATGGTCGTCTGATTGGTGTGGCCGCGTTCATATTGCTGCGCGTGGATCAGCGACATATGGCGCACATGGATTGGCGCCATCATTGGCTCTGTCATCATAGTCGTATTCCTCTAGGTTACCGAATTGCGCTCTTCGGGATAGGTGAGTTTTTCCCCGATCGCCCCTTCTACCACGGTCAGCTCCCAGCCATAAAACGGCCCTTGCATTGTTAACGCATGCCAAACGTCAGCAGGCTCTGCGTATCGGCCAAGGATATGTCCAAAAGCCCCGCGCAGCAAAGGTACACTAGCGCGGAGTTCCTTGACAAGAGGGTCATCGCCTTCAAACTGGATTTTTCCTGCGTCATTCCATCGCTTGTTGACGCTGACTATTGCGCGGTTCCTTCCTTTCCTTACTTCGATTCCGATCATCCTATCCTCCGGGTTTGCGGTAAAGTATTCCCAAGATCATCTCAAACAAGTCGCGGTCTTTGTAGAACAGATCGATCATGCCATCCACACTGGCAAATGATTCAAAGCCCATAGAGATCACTTCGGTCGCGCCGTCAGGGTAAGTCTTGCCCATGTAGGCATGCAGGACATCCGAGGGGTAAGCATACTCGTCGTTGCGGTAGCCGTGCTTCGGGAAGAACTTGTCAAGACCACGTTGCGAGTTAATCGCTTTCCGGGAGTCGAGGAATTCATGCGCAGCCTTCTCGACGCGAATGGCATTGAACTCGATAAAGTGGCCGAGCTCGTGGAAGATGGTTGATTTCTTCCTTCTGCCGACATTCAGCACACGCTTGAACTTGTTAGCATAGGCGCGGCCTGTCGCTATAATCTTGACGATTGCTCCGGGGGCTATCTGCCCGCCAGCCATTGTGTAGGCTTCCTCAATCGCCCAGCGAATAGATCCGGCATTGTCAACAGCCGACTTGTCGCCGTACTTGAAGAGGCTGGTAAAGTCGTTTGTTTTTTCCTCCAGCGTGGTCGTCACCATCTTGCCGTTCCTTTTCCACTTAACCTCGTCACGCCAGCGCGAGCGTAGATCCTTGCGGATTTTCTGCATAGCTTTCTTGATCTTGAGCCGATGCTTGCTAAGTAACTCGGTATTGGTGAAGTTCACATCCTCGAGGTCGCGCGGCACGGCGCTCTTTGACATTGTTTTGGAAATATTGATTGCCGCATCATCATCGACGCGGTTCTCCCATATCTGCTTGCCGATAGCGTGCTTGCGGACATCATCGCCGGAAAGCCGCAAATCATTCAGCTCGTCTTGCGATAGCAAGCCCTTAAACGCTGAATCGATCTTCTGACGGCCCACTGCCGCATACCTGTTGTAATTCCGCGCATCAACCTCCTCGCCCGTCATGGTATTGGTACGGTATTTCTCAACCTTGGCCGCGGTCGGTGCTGGCGCAGGTGCTGGTGCTGGCTTCGGCTTAGGCGTCGGCTTAGGCGCTGGTGAAGGATCCTTCTTTGGCTTCGGCTTAGGCTTAGGCGGCGGCGGCGGCTTGATAACTGGCGGCGGTGGCGGCGGTGGCGGCTTAATAATCGGCGGCGGCTTAATAGTGCCACCACCAAAGTCATCGAGTAGTTGCTTTGCCGTGCGTGGATTCCCGGATTGGTCTATCAGATCCCGGACGGTAATCTTGCCGGCACTCCACAAGCGCCACTTCGTTATCCCTAAAACCTCCTGCTGACGCGCCTGCGATTGTTTCCGCAGCCAGCCTTCGTATGTAATAGCCTGCGCCTGCTTGCCGTCCATAGCGGCTCTGGCGCGGATCCGTAGCTTGCGGTCTAGCTTCGTGAATTTCTTGTTGATGCCTTTCTCTTTCGCCAGCTCGGTGAAAGTCTTGACCACTGGGATGAGCGTGCTGCGGCAATTCCAGTGCGCTGGAGGCGGGCCACTCCATGACACGGTTGTGCCGGTCATCTTCTTTCCTTCCAGTGTCCACGCTTGTCCGTCAAGCCCCATGCAGATATCACTCGTGCGGGAGTCGAGCGTGGAAAGCCACTGAACGCCTTTGATCACTCTGGCATTGGTTTTGTAGGTTTCCATGCGGGCTTGATTGGCAACGGTCAGCACAGAGGTTCTCACAAGGCGGTGCGCGCGTTTACCGGCGCGGGCAATGATGCCGTCTTGAAAGCGGTTGGCGCGGCTACCTTGTACCCTGCGGATCATGTCCGGGATAGTTTCGCCATTCAGCATGCCTTGCCTGATTTGGTCTTTAAACTCCTGCTTGAATACATCGGTTTGCCTGCCCCACCATTCATTGATCGGCGCGCCTTCTATCATGGAATTTCCCGCGAGCGCCCTTAGCTTTGACAAGTGAACCTTATTGCTTACAAGCTCAATGTTGGTCGCGCTATTGACCGCATCAGTAACCTGCTCCTGCGATAGCTGCGCGACATCGGAAAGGTCTGCCGCTACGGTATCTTCAATGACGCGGTAAGCTCTTTCAATGTTCGGCGCGGTCACACGTACAATCTGATTCAGCTTGCGATTGAACACCTGCGTGTCGGCTGCGTCAAAGTCCCACTTGGTCAGCTTGTCTTTTATTTCCTTTGACAAGGAATTCAAAAGCCCCGTGACTTCCTTACGCGTTGCGGCGTCAACTCGTTGCAGATCGATGTCGCTGTTGACTAGCAGATCCCTGATTATTGTTGTCATGTTCTCAGGCAAGGTCATCATCCTCGCTGAGCAGGATCTGGATTACCGCAAACAACACCTCCTCGTCATCCGTCCGCGGAATTACAGGGATTGGCTCGTGGAATGAAGGTGTGTCAAGGCGCAATCCCGTGTCAAGGCGATTTCTCCAGTAAAACTTTTGTGACTGGCCCTGACTGGCGCCGACTGTCTGGTGACTGGTGTTTATCTGGAAACCGGCCTTGACAGGGAGGTGTGACAGGTACCGGTACTCCTCCACCTGTAGCAAATCGGCCCAGCTCCGGGACTGGATCCGAAGATCCCACGGGGAGGCAATATGGTGATATTCCACCGAGCCCGGAGATGCCGCCAGACCGCGTGAGCGGCCTTCTGGGGAGATTCCGAGGGAAACTGAGGTAAGCACAAGGCCTCTGGTGGCCTGTGAGCCGTATGAGGCCCCACTGAGGTCAACCGCCCATTTGAGCGGGGCCGGATTCAGGATTCCTTGATAATCGGCTCGGGAAGCCCCGGAGAGGTCAATTCCCCATGTATAGTCCGACTGTCTCGACTGGTACCGACTTGCACCAGACTCCCCGGAGAGGTCCAGACTCCAGAAGAAGTTTGCCGTGTCACGGTATTCTTCCAGAGGGACAGGGAGATATCTGGCCTCGACATCGAGCCCCAGCCCCAGCCTGATCTCTGACTGGATCCGGTACTGGTTGGAATACTCGAAGGAAAGCGGACCCCTGACACGCGCTGGCGCCGCGGCAACCGGTTGCGGAGTAGGCTCGACAACAACCGGGACATCCTGCGGGAGTTGCAGAATTCCATTGGTCGCAATGGTAAGCGCGACGCCTGATAAGACGCCGCGCGTTGCTACCGTTAAAGCCCTGTCAGAGAAGGTCGCCATTATTGAACTATGTCAGGGATGTCCCGTTCAATCTGATCGGCGAAGATCCGGATGTCACGCGCAATCTCCGCGCGCGTCATGTCGCCTTTCAGCGCAAGGATATGTGACTTGCTTTCATATTCCGCTGACGGTACAAACTCGACCTCTAGATACCAGACATCTTCTGCATTAGGTACCGCGTCATTCTTCGGGTCGAACGGATTGAGATAAGCGGCTATGTTCTCCAGCATTGCTCTGCCCCTTTGATCTGTATGCTTCCTCTGCCATGAGTGCTTCATACCCCACGCCATCAACGTAGTCGTCACCGTGGAAGTGACCGCCACGCATCCGCGCGTGCTTCAAGTAAACCATGAAAAGCCATCCATCCTCTATGCTGAGATTGTGGCCAGTCATGGCATTGAAGGTGGCAACGGCTTTGTGCATCGATCTGCCGCCCTTATCCGAGTCTCTTGCAGCCGCTCGGTCGGCTATGGTATCTGCGGCCTTGCGCAGTAAGTCCGGAGCATAAACACTTCTGTCGCCTTCCTCGATTAACTTGTTCACGGTTTCGAGGTCTGATGCCAGCTCATTGAACAGTTCCGCGCTTTCCCTGTCGGCCATGAAACTGTCAAGAATATCCTTGTCAATTTCCTTCGCTAATTCCTTTGCGGCTTCTGACATATCCCACGGACAACAATCAAGTGCTGTTTCCTCGTCCGGGTCATACCGTCCGGGGCCGATGATCGGTGCAGCCTCGAAGTCGCCGCCAGCAATGCGCTTGACTTCAAAATCGAAAGGCGGCAATCCGTGGCGGGCGCGGAAGCCGTCGATGTGTTCCATCGCACTACGGAGTTGCTTCTCTCTTGCTATTGCGTCTTGTAATCCCATCGCTATGTCCTCGTTATGGTGATTGAAGTTGCAGGATCCCCGGCTATGGTTTGAGTTACCGAAGCGCCTGCGGTTCTTGTGCTGGTCGTTGTCACCAGCGGTACTCCTGACTCAAGGCCTTGGATTTGATGAAGCTCGCGCAGACGTTCATCTTGGTCGGCTGACAATGCGCCTGTGTCTGTAATCTCATCAATGACCGTAGCACCGTTGCTGTTATCGATCAGCTTGCCTGTACCCCGGCAAACAATCGTTCCTGCCGTACACGTTGACGCCAGAATGATCTGCCCGGAGTTCATGTCAATAGAGATATTATTTGCTGCTGTGTTGTTTTGTATCTCTATGCCGCCATTGTAATTGCGGAGGGCGAAATCGACATTCTTCCCATCCGCATCAATAACTGGCGTTGATGTTCCCGGCACACCTGAATAGCAATCAAGGAAGTGTGATGATTGCGATCCGGTCAACGTGATCGTTCCGGGGTTGAGCATACACTGATGCGCTACGCCTTGAAAGCCTGTCACGTTCTCAAGCACGGCATCTCGACAGACAACCCATCCATTAAGCGCAGCATTGCGTAGGTACAAGGTGCGGAATTGGGTATGAACGGTCGATGCGCCTGCCGATACCTGTACTTGTACTTTTAGCGGATGATGTCCCTCGACAATCATCCCGTCTATGCTGTCCGTCGATTGAACAATGCCTTCTGATTCCATGTGGATGATAGGCGCGTTCTCAGTCGAAGCAATAGCAACGGCATCAGCAAAGTTGTTGACAGGGTATTTCTTTGTGCCAAGCGGATACGCCGTTCCTGCCGTACCAAGATCGCCATCGAAGTAAATCACATGGCCGAATACAACCGTCCGCATGGCTTCGCCGTAACTCCCTGAGACAGTCGCGCTGACATTCCTTGCCCAAACAGCAGAAGCGATGGCCGTGTTGTCGGTCGTTGCAGAGACTACCGCGGAAACCACAACCGAAGTGGTTGGTGTCACAGTCTGCGTAAGCTGGGAGCGTTCAAAAATAACCGGCACGGTATAAGCCGAAGATGTCGGCACCACAAGCGGGTCATTAGCATCGACAGGGTAAAGGTTCCCGGTTATGGTCAACTCATGGTCGGCTTCATACGGGCGAATCCTCCAACCAAGATCTGTGCGCAAGAAGTAATAGTCACCAGCGCCAAGACCTCCACCGAGATCCTCGCCGCCAATCGTGTTAAACGGAAACTCAAAGCCCGGATATAGCGCAGAGGTGTTCCATACTTCCTTTGCGTCGGAATAGATATCAACCTGCGTATCTATCGACACCTTGCCATTGCCATCAGGGGCAACTTGGTCGAATATGATAAGCAAATTATCAAGATCAAAAGTAGCCTTTGCGGCCATCAGGATTTACTCCTGCTTGGTGAACGCAGTCGGATCACATTGCCGTTCCGGTCTCGTTATGCCGTCTTGACATAAGACCATGACCGTTTCAAACGTACCGCCGCAATCAGTCCACTCGTAAGGGGAAACAACCTTCATCGGATCATTAGGCGCAATATCCCAATTGAATGTAAAGGTATCAAGCGACTGGTCCGGAGAAAGCTGCGCTTCAATAAACTTCTTCAATCCGTTATCAAAGCCATCCCGGCCTTGCCGAATCCTGAAAATCCTGTTGCGGATAACCCGCCTTAAATGGCGAAGTTGCCGCCCACTAGCTCTTGCTGCTTGTTCCTTTAGCTCGATAATGTGTTGCGCTTCGTCATCGGTAAGTTCAGAAGCCATAATGTTCCTCCTCGAAAAGTGATAAGGGGTTATTTCTGCACGCTGGAAACCCCACGGAAAACCAGCTCACCAGCGCAGAGGAAGTACGCCGTGCAAACTGTTTGAGCCTTGGTGCGGTCATGGCTCGCGGTTACGGATTGCTGTAGTTACGTTCAAGGTTCGACACAAGCGAGAAGCTCAAGCCTTTCGCGCGTGTAATCGAGCCTGTCGCGATAACATACTGCGCAGTCTCAAGACCAATGGCGACAACCGTGAAGTCCGCATCGGTCGCAGGAGTCCTGCCACCATCAGCGTTGCCATCATAGTCATACGTGAACTGCACCGATGGACTCCCGCCAACAGATCCCTGAATCGGGTTGTTGTTCGAGTCATTCACCAACACGGCATCCTTGCTGGAGAAGTTCCCGGAAGGATTGGTCGTGTAATACATCCAGTATTTCGCATTGGCGTCATTCTGGAGGTTGGTGTTGAAGTTCAACGTAAGCGATGCCACGAACGGGAAAGCCCTGCTGACGCCGGTCGAGTCCACATAGGTGACATTGTTGGTGTCGTCAGCATCGATGTTGTCGATGATCAGATCAGCCGTGGTACCGGTCGGGGTAGCGTATGACATCAGCAGGTCAGTCACATCCCCGCGGAACGATGCCGCGCCCCAATCGATATCAGTGCTTTGCCGTAGCTGGTGCTGAATGAACTGGTAGCAGTTCAACGCGGATCCGGCATTGCCGAGCAACTTCCAGCGGAAGGAATACACAACGTTGTTAATCGTCCGCTTGAAGGCGTCATAGGCCGTTACGCTGGCACCGACAACGGTAGCCTCGTCAGTCATCCGCGTAGAATCAGCCGGGACACAGGTCACCGTAGAGGCGTTCGGCGTCGAGGCAACCGTGAATGACAGATTGTTGCTGGTTGTCGAAGCAAAGACCAATACCGTTCCTTCCGTTACGCCGTCACCCGCCCAGCTCCCGGAAGCGCGTGCAATCGTCGGCGCGGAGGAGTATGCGGGGTTAATCGCATCGAAGGTCAAGGCACTGACGCCGGTCACGGTAATGTCCTCTTGCTTGTATTCGAGGAACATACCCGCCGCATAGACAAAGAAATCATTGCCCGATGTCGTGCTGAAAGGATGGTCAAAAGAATTGACAATCAGGTTGCTGGCATCCTCTACCGAGGCAATAACATAAACGCCTTCCGGAGTTCCGTTACCGCTGACAATCGCCAGTGTGTCACCAGCCACTACGCCACGGTTCACAAAGTCGCCAGTAAGCGATGAGAACCTTGCCACGGTGGCCGATGCGCCGGCTGCGGTCGTGCCATCTTCCAGCGCCGAGGCAATATTGCTTGCCTTGTTGGCCGACTTGATGATTGAGAACACATCGAAGTTGAGGCCGACAGTGGACGACCACGGGCCATTACCGTCAACAACCGCATACTCGGTCGTATCAACATGAACCGTCGAGGCGTTTAGCACGGAGAGGATAGTGTAGTAACCAGCGATCTCGTCATTGGTAATCTGCAACGTATCGCCGACCACAACTGCGGATCCGGTAAACGGTGCCGTAGCAGAGCTTCGGAATATACCGACCGCACTGGAAACCGCGCTTGCTTCGCCAGTGGATGCGGTTACAACCGATGCGCCAGTACGGAACGGGCTAGCTCCGATAATCTGCGCATCGCTAGCCGTAATGGCTGCATCATCCGCGTGCGCAAGCGGGAAGCGGTTAACAATGGATTCAAGTTGCGTAACACCGATATCAGCGATTTCAGACTGGACATAGGTCTTTCCCTTCTTACGGGCAAACAGCTTGAGGAAGGTGCGGAAGTCAACCGTAGCCGAAGAGTAGATCAAGATCGGCTCATTCACCGCACCAAGGAAGGTAAAGTCAACCGGCGTGTTCTGCGCAGAAGTCTGCTGGTAATAGACCTGCGTATCCGCATCGAGCGAGCCGAGAGTTACGATACCAGCGTATTCAGTCGAGGCCGTTGCCGCAGCGTTCTTGTCTGCCCAACCGCCCGTTCTGATCTTCTTCCGGGTGTAGTCGTTAAAGTACACCCAATCCGCGTGAGCGGTACCGCCGCCGATTTCCATTGACTCGCGCGTAATGGCCTCGTATGGAAACTCGTGCTTGATGAGGTCATCAGTCAGCACCGTCGCATAGGCGTCAGTATGCCATTCCTCTTTTGCAAAGGAATATACCGCCTGCTTCGTTACGCCGTCCGCGATGGATCCACCAGTCGGCTCGTTGATGGAATAGACCAGCGCACTCGCATTACTAAACGTAGTGAATCCGTCATCCGTGGAAATCTCCAGTGTAGATGAGTTTGTCACTGCGCTCACAATCAAGTGTGCTGCGTCCGGGCCGTTTCTTAGAACAAGGATATCTCCCTGCGCCACGCCCCACGTTACAAAATCCGCGCCATTGTCATGGAAAGTTGTCGCGCCAGCTCCCGTGCTTGTCCATGCGGTTTGGCTTGACGCCGCCGCACTTACCAAAGCACCGACAGGATAAAGCGAAAGCTCCTGCGGGTTGGTTGCGAATATGACTTGATCGCGGTCTAGGTTGTCAGGATCGACGACAATAGCCATGACCTTTACTCCTGTTGCTTAACATTAACAATCCCCTACTTCGGTGAAGAAGTCTTATGGATTACTAAAAACCCGATCTGTTTCTTGCTGCACTGGTATTGATTGATCTTCATTGGACAATGCCAATCCGGTTTGCCTTATTTCCTGAAATTTGAGGTTGAATAGTACAGCATAAATCGGAACATCGCTTCCCTGATACGTGTAATTGTACGTCCAATCGCTATCAGCCAAACTGAAAATCTGGAAGTTATCAATATCAGCGGTTAATGCGCTGCCCTTCACTCCATGTACTTTGCTCAATGCCTGCGCGGCGTTAGCTGTGACGTCGAACTCAAATACGCCTGACGTCTTTATCTCTGAGCCAACAAGCGCACTGCCGAATACCGGTTGCACCGAACCGCCAGCATAGCTTGCCACGGCGAATGAGATGCGGTATCGATTACTCTCAACCGGCAAGAACGATACCGTTGACGCCATCGCTAACGTAGTCGAAGCGTTCACAGCTTCTGCTTGGCTACCTGTCACTGTCCATGTCATGGATTTCGGTACACTCGGTCTGTGCGTTGGATAATCGGAATCGACTGGTTGTTATTCGACAATGAAAGCCCCGTGAGGCGTCGCTCTCGATACGCAAGGTTGAATAACACGGCATAAACCGGGATGTCTGAACCTTGGTAGATATACGTGTACTGGAAGAGCGTGTCATCAACATCGTAAATCTGGAAATTATCGATATACGCATTAAGCGCACTCGCTTGTAATCCGTGAACCTTGCTGCTAGTGCCAGCCGAAGCGGTGAAATTGAATTCATAATGGCCGACACCATCAACCTCGCCACCAACAACCGTGCTGCCGAATACAGGATAAACACCGCCGCTTGAATAACTGACAATATCGAACACCATTCGGTAGTCTGTAGCATTAGTCGGCACAAACGAAGTTGTCGAAGCCATGTAGAGCAAGTCGCTTGTACCGTCAGCCCATGCTTGGCTTCCGGTAATTGTCCACAAGCCGGATTGAGGCGGGCCACCTGCTTCGCCCTGAGTGGCGTACAGTAAGGCTGCGCCTTCCCATGACGAGTCATTGGGAACTGCCCCCAGCTTGGTAACGTCAGCGTAAACGAGTTGCCCATTTACTGTTCCTAGCTTAGCCAATGTCAATCACCGGATGGATGAACAGCTTGCCCGAGCCAAGGCTCGTCTTGCCGACCTCAACGCGCACCTTCGTAAATGCGGCGCGACCACGGTCTATCGATGTATCAAGATCAATCCGGTAGAACTTTCCTGCTGCGGGTTCACCCGTCCAGTCCGCTGCCGTCAGCGTTGATGATGCAAGTGCCGAACCTGTGCCGGTGCAATTACCAAAGACCGCACTGCCGAGCGCGGACACGCTATGCACTACGTTGCCTTGCTTGAATACCGTCTGATCTTCATAGATGACATATGCCGAGATGTCCGCATCGGTAAGCGTTGCCGATGAGACAAAGTTAAGCGTCAATACATCCTCGGATGTGGACGACAGGTTCACGTACATGATCGGCATGTCGAACACAAAGGGCAAGTGGCGCGTTGCACTGGCCGTGGTAAACACCTCAATCGATGACTGTGTTGAGCCGTCATTCCACGATGGCGACGAAGCCACATAGGTTGAGTCGTTGTTTCGTGCCGTGCCGCCCACCCTCACAAACTCAAACCGATGCGATACCCCGCCAGCTCCATCATCACAACCGACCATCGAAAAAATGTTTTGACCAAAAGCTGTTGTCGGAGCGGTGTATCCTGTTGGCAGCAAACAATCAACCAGCGAATAAATCAAATTATCGCCCAGCAATGACGTGCCGGCGATATTGCAGTTCTTCATGTCGCAATGTTCGAAGATTCCGGTATGACCATTCCCACCATTGAGCAGTGTGGCCGTACCACCACCGTCCAAGCCGCCTTGGTCAAACTTGCAAGCGATAAAGCGAGCATAGTTCCGATTATTCAAACCGAAGAATCTGTTATTGGCTGAGTTCGACACGAAGGTGCAGCCCTCAAAAATGCTATAGCCGCCATACGTATTCGATCCCATGTTGGGGATCAGGTACTCGGTTGTGTCGTTATGGTCGAGGTGAAGCGTGCAATCTTTCCAGCGCGCAAAAGCATTGTTGCCGTATATTGAAAACACATCGCCATTGCCGGTATTGGAAAAATAAATGCCGCCAATAAACGCCTCGCCCTCTATCCTGAAACCGAACAGGTTGGATGGATTTATCACCCGCGCACCAATACGGGATTCGTTCACAGCATCTTCATCGACGCTATGCCATGCGGGGCTTACCACATCCCGGTTTGAAACAAACACCTCAGTCGTTGAAGCGGTGTGCGCGAGCATGAGGTGGTCGCCTTTGATCGGTGCTGATGTTGCAGCATAACAATGCTGAATGCTGGAATAATAAGCCGTTGTCGCTGCAAAGGCTGATGCCCATGAGCTGGTAAGGGCTGAAACATAACGACCGCCATTGCCCGTTGCCGTGCCATCTTCCCTTATGTAGAAAAAGGCCATTATTCCCACCCCTCGGGTATATACGTCCACACCGCCGCTTTGTCTGCGGTCAGGAACGATGACACGCCAATGTAAGCGTTCATCCTGTCCTCGACTTCTTGATACTCGACCAAGGCAACACCAAGGCTTGCGGCTCGCTGCGATGCGTTCGCGCCATTACGTATCTGTACGTTCGTCCAAAATGTCATTGCTGAATTAACACGGTGCGGGTCGATTTCCTGCATAAGTTCAAGCAACACGAAGCGGTCATAATCAGCTTGCGCCAAGTGCTGCGTTACGTAATCCGGGTCGAGGTATTGGATTAATCGATCAATCGCATAGTCGCGCTCCAACTGCTCCCAGCTTGCCACGGCAAGGTCATACAACGTCAGCGCATACGTATCGAGATCGGTTGTGTTTATCAGCAACTTGCGGATTTGGTACGTATCGCTATTGTGAGCCGTCAGCGTGAACAGCACATAGTTCCGATTGCCATTCGGCCCCTCGATCACGTACTCATGACTTGCTACGCTCATACCGTCACCCAGCTCCCCGGCGTATCGAAGCCGCTATCGTCAACATAACTGTTGGCATATAACTCCTCGACGCCTGTAATCTCATCCCTTGTGCTGGCATGAAACAAACGTACTTCGGTTCCGGCTTTAACGCCCGTCAACGTGAACGTGTACTGCGTTGGCGGCGTGAACGTCCAACCGTCATCGGCAGTCATGTAGTTAACCGTGCCGGTTCCTCGGTTGGTAACGAAACAACCAGCCGAGTAATACGCCTCGGTCACGTAATTGGTGCCGGTCTTTTCTATCAACTCGGTGCGCTGAGTCCTCACGGTGCTGACCCATGCGGTCGTCGTGCTTGCGTCGGCGAAATACGCCTGCTGCTTGTCATAGGCTTCCCACAATGCCTCGTTCTGCGCATCGATGTGCCACGAGAACTTGTGGCCTTCACCGGCAACATTGGTGCCATACGTGATGCCAAACTCTTGCCACGCGGTTGCCGTCGAAGCCGGTTGCCCGGTCGTCGATGACGTCTTGGCAAGAATCCATTCGGCAGTCAGACCGTCACCTGCTTGGTAAATCTCTTGGATAACGCCTTCGTAGGAACCGCCCGTGCTCACCAGTGCGCTCACCGTTGCCGTCGTGGTGATGCTGACCTGCACGCGCCAAATGCCGTCGTAGTCAGTCGCATGATTCGAGAAGCTGGCCTCATGCAGCAAGGCACTGGCCGGTGTCGATGTGGTGATCTCGCTATCTGGCGACATGGCGATGGTGAATACGGACTCGCTGGTGTAATCACCTGCCGCTTCATACGGTTGATAGCCGTACTTCCATGCGCGGGTAATGTGATTGTAATACAGCGTCGAGGCCGTTGAGCTTGCCCAATAGCGGCGCGTGACATCCTGCGAGACAAGGCCGCTCACTCCTGCCGTAGCGAATATATGGCGCTGCCTCAACGTGCTGGATCCGTTCTCAAGGATGTCTGTCGTGATATGGAATACCGCGCTTGCGATTACCGCGCCATCGGTTTGCGCCACGTTTGCGCTGACGGTAAAGAGCTCGGTGATATCCGAAGAGCCGTCTGTCTGCGTCCACAAGAAGTTAGCGTCCCATGTCGGGTTAGCAAACGTCCAGCTTGTCGAGTTGTTAGCCTCAACGTCATAGGTATTGTTGACGCCGACAAAGCGATTGATGCGCAGGAATTCGGCTGTCACTGATGACCTTATGCCGTAACTGTCAGACAGGATCAGCGGGCCGTAGAAATTCTCAATCCCGGAAGCGACAACAACGTAGTCAACCGCGCTCGCTGTTCCTTGGAATTTCAGGTTGCGGCCATAGGTGTTTCCCTTTAGCCGCGAGCCGTTATACATGAGATTGGTGAAGGAAGCGTCATAGAAATAATTGAAACTTCCGGGATGGCAAATAATCGCATGCGGGAATACGGTGCCGCAGTTGGTGTTATAGACCGCAAGGATGGCGCTGGCTTGTACGCGGATATACTGGAAGCCGAGCGTTGAGTTTGCGTTGTTGGAGTTCCAATACCATCCACCGAGTGACTCGTCTGCGCTAAGCGAGCCGACTACAAATACGCTACCGGCAAGGATGTCCCAATATTCATCCTGCGAGAAGGCTTGGTTGTAGATGCCGCCTACATACATATCCGTGCCGTCGCCGATTGTTGCAGGCGATGCACCGACATCCCATTCAGCCGCGGCCTTTAGCACCAGCTTGAAATCATTACCCCAACCGCCGTCATAGTCGTCCTGATTCCATGCAACAATCAGGTCATCGCCGATAGACGGTATAACGTCAAACTCCGGGGAGACCCGGAGCGTATCGGCTGGTCCTGCGCTTGCATACATATACCGCGGCTGTCCCCACGGTGAGGGACTCGTGCTAGAGGAGCTAGCGATCGCCATATGATAACCGAGCCATGCGCCCAAACCCGAACCAGCAATAGTTGACGCGGTGGCCGAAGTGACCACCACGCTTGCACTGTTTGCTAATTGGGTTCTTGCTGCCATTTATTCGTAACCGTTCTCAATCAGGAAATTGCTTAGCAAGTTGCGTAACGCCTGAACCTCCTCGGGTTCGTGCGGCGTCGTTGCCATGCAAGAATCAAGCTCGATACCAATGCGGCCGCTTTCTGTAACGGCCGCTCTGAGTTCCAGTTCATCCCCTGAGTAAATAATATCCCCGTCTTGGTTTGTCATCGTGTTCCCTTGTTAGCTTCAACCGCTCGGCCTTGCAGTTGGGCTTTAGCCATTGCATTGGCTTCGCTTTGTTTGTTTCCCTTCGTGTACGGATAACACTTCCCGGACTGCCCCCACTTATATCCCGGCTTTCCATCTACCCTGCATGGCTGAACTGGCATTACTCGCTACCCAACGCACCGAGGAAAGACATATTCACCGAGACCCCGATGCGGTCCCCTTGGTTCTGGATTTTATACGGCTCGGGGAACTGGTCAGAGTAGAGCACTTGTCCATCAGCGTCTGTGACATATAAGCCGAGAACCATAGCTGCTTCTGCTTCTGAATTGAAAACCCAAATCTGCTCAGGATAAAGGCCGTTATCATCGAATTCGGCGGCGACAAGTCGTTTGGGCGAATAACCAAAACCCGTGAGCTCGCCGGACTCAACGTAGAGGTGGACTTTATGCGGCACTGACAAGATCGCATTTTGAAAAGCCTTCCGTCCGTAGGGTGTCATGCTTGCCATAGTTTATTCCTCGTTGACGCCGACAAGCTGGCCTTGCTCGTCACGCTCGACAGAGAAGCTGCGCTTGAACGGCGTTACGTTAGTCATATCCGGCTCCTGCTCCTCGTCCATCTCAATGAGATCCTTTTCGTCATCGATAGTGACATCATCCGGGAGAACTTCGCCGCGCTTGAGGTTATAGAGGAAAGTATCCTGCGAAATACTGCCGCCTTGGTATAGCTGCATAAGCGCCTGCATCTCCTGCGGTGACAGCTTGGTGTCGATGAAGTCGGTATTCAGCTCAAAGGCAATCTCTTCAATCTGCTGGTCACTCGCACCGCTCCACCACGCCAGCGTCTTGAGCGCCTCGGTAATCCCGGAAGAAATATTCTTTGCCATCGCGGTCAGTGAACCTGTCTCGCTTGCTGCGCGGATCTTGAGCGTGTCAGCGGCTTCGGCGGCTTTCTTGTTTTCCTCCAGTAACCGAGCGCCAAGGATAGCCATCAACTGTTCCTTGTCGCGCTTGATTTCTTGCAGGGTGCTTAATCCCTTGCCGGTGTATTCCAAGAAGCCGGCCTTGGCATCAGTCTCTTCTGTCATCCATGCGGAACTTGAGCCGATACGCAACTTGCTACCCTTCGGGAATCCGGCAACCCAAGCGGTAGGCAACGCGGTGTAATGTGCACCATGCTCAAGATCAGCAGAGGTGCGGAAGTGAGACAGGTTGACTTCAATAAGATCCAGCAGCGGCGGCTTGTCTGCATCGGTTGTCAGATCGTAGGTGTTTATGATTTCCAGCGGGATATTCGTCAGCGGCGTACCAATACGCACAGGGGCCGCATGCAGTTCCGGGACGACAACCCACTTGTCACGGACTTTGCGATAAACGTCTTGCTGATACCGCGCGCCTTGGCCTCTGCCTTCCATGCCGATACGCAGCACGCGGTATTGCGTCTTGACCTCCAGCTCATATTCATCATTCTGCTTCTGCTCCGTGTAGGACTCCTCCAGCACGGCCATAATGACTTGCTCTTCGCCTTCCAGCAGCATGGTTCGCCAGTTGATAAGCGCTTCCGTGGTATATACCGCGAGATAAGGTCTTGCGTTCGATGTCGTTGCCGTTTCGTTTTCCTTTAGCTTTAACGCATCCGGGAGAATGGCAACGCGGCCTGCGGATATGATCTCGTAAACAACATCGCGGACAAAGGTATCAAGGTCTTTGCCGTCCTTGGTAATGTTCTCTAGCTGGTATTCGAGTTCTTCGGGGTATTTGACGTTGTAGGGCTTGCGGAATATCGCGCCCATCAAGGCTTGTACGGTACGGCTGGAAGCGCCATAGAACAACGCGCGTGACAGGTAGGCGTGGTATTCACCATCGGTCTGCTCTGCCAGCGGCGGCAGATATTCCGTGGTGTGCTTTTTGATCGTGTCAGATCCGGCGATGGTATGGCGGCACTTGCGCCACTGGTCTTTGCGGATTTTGTATTGCGGATGTTCTGAGTTGACCGGCATAACCTGCCCCCTTCTGTTGTTCAGAAAGAGCGGCCCCGCCACTCGGTATGTTGCGACCTTAACAAAAAACTGCTATGGCTACAATCCTGTCAGCTTGGTTTGTATGATTTCACGCTTGCGGCCGTACTGGTACTTCAAGAACTGGCTTAGCGCATCGATCTGGTCCCAGAAGGGAGGATCCGGGAAGAACATAATCTCTTGCTGGAAGTCCGCAAGCCATGACACGCTGTTCTCTTCCGGCAATTCGATCTGTCCGGCTTCAACGTGCGGCGACTGTGTTTCCATGCGCGTTACCTTGTCCGCTTCCGGCTCGATAGCAATAACCGGGATGCGGGCATAGTCGGCTTTCAGTTCTTGAATAAGGCTGATGCCGCTCGCCTTATCCTCTATCAATACCGCGGTAGGCAAGTATTTATTGAACTTCTTGATCACCTGTCGGCGTAGCTCGGGGTAGCCAACCTGATCGCGGTAAATATCAATAAGCCGCCAGCGTTCCTTGAATTCGCCAAATACAAGGCCGACAGACGGCGCAGAGGTATCCTTCGGCTTGAGGCCGGTATCCCAAGAGATGATGACGTTTTTGTAGTTGTCTCCGGGGTTGTATTTGTAACGCGGGAACCAGTCGAGCTTGATACGGTTGCCGCCTTCCGGTGCCGGATCCTGCTGGTGCTGCGCAGCAAAACCATTAGAGCCAAGCGCCATCTTCTGCTCTTGGATAAAAGCATCGTCTTGCCGCGACGGCATTAGCACCTGATCCTTCTTCCGCTCAATCTCTTTCCCGGAGCGCGGCATTATGTAAACCTGATCCTTCGGCTGAATTGTCGGGATGACAACATGCGTCCAGCCTTGCATACGGGAAAGGATGTGTCCCGTCAGATCGTTGTAATGTAATCGCTGCATGACAAGGACTATGGCGCCCTTAGTCGGATCATCGAGGCGGGTAGACAGGTTCTTGTCGAAATCATGCAAGGCCTGTTCTCGCTGGACTGCGGATTCAGCCTGCTTGACGTTATGCGGATCATCGACAATGACCCGTGAGCCGCCCTTGCCGGTACCTGCGCCGCTTGTGCCGCGCGCCTGCATCCTGCCGCCCATGTTGTTGGCGAAGTAGGTGACAACGTTCTGATCGCCTTGGAGAACAAACCGACTGCCCCAACGCTCTTGGTACCAATCGCTTTCAATGATCAGCCTGCGCTCGCGTGAGTGGTCGCGTGCAAGGTCTTTGGAATACGAGGAAAACAGGTAGCGGTATTGCGGGTTCTCAATCCATTCCCAAACGGGCCATGCGGTCGTGATATGTCGGGACTTACCGATACGCGGGCAAATGTTGATGATCAGCCGCTTGATTTCCCCAAGCGTAACCGCCATCAGGTATTCGGAGATAAGGTCTACATGCCAGTTATGCTGATACGGGGTATGCGGCTCAACAACCTTCCATGATTCTTGGAGAAAGCGTGTCAGGTCCCGTCGCGCCCGTTCGGCTTGGACGGTTGTTAAATACCCCTGCTCCATTCATCCGGCTTCTTGCGGCGTTTCGTCATACCAGCGCTTTGTCTTGGATACCGAATCACACCGAGCGCACTGGACGGTACCGCCTTTGACAAGGAAAAAGGTCTGATTGCCGCAACCGCATTGCCATACAACGTCATGGCGTTTTTTCTTGCGCATCCTTTCCATGTCTATAATTTCAGCCATCATCCTCGTCCGGGGCCGCTTCCATAAGCAACTCCTCCAGCTTCTCTAGCTGGTCGTCATCGAGCTTGGTGAGGTCTAGTTGCTTGCTGGCATCCACGTTGACATTGATGTTCTTGTCCCGCCTGCCCCAGCGATCGGGGTGTTTGCGTTCAAGGTAAGTCATTGCAGCCTGCCATGAATCCGACATCGCACGGCGTACGTGCATGACCGCAACAGACTCCGATTCGGCTTCGGCTCTTTTGACAGCCTCAAGGAATTCTAGAAAGATCCCCTCGCCATTGTCGTCCACTGGATGACCGAGATCGGTAAGTCGTTGTCTCCGGGTTGCTTCTCGCTTTCCACGGTTGAGATACGTGTAATATGTCTGCTCGGATATTCCAACAGCCTCGCATGCGGTCCTTGCATAGTTTCCGGCCCTTATGAGTTCAACGATCTGCTCAACCATCTTCGGGTTCAGCTTGTAATTCCTTCCGCGCTTATCCCCGGCCATTGGTCTGCTCCTGCGGGAAGAACTTGTCTCGTAACAGGTTGCTGCTATAGGTCTCCATTCGGTTTTCGAGGTAAAGCATACTCTCCATGCGTCCGGCAGTTACCCCGATCTTGTAGCTTCGCGCGGTTTGCCTTTGCGCTTCTATTGCCATGTCCATCCAGTATGACACGGCTTTATGGTTTATCTCTTGGCTCGCGGCATCCCGGATTATTGCTAATTCGGCTTGTGTTCGTAAGCTATGCTCTTCAGCGATTTCACGGTAGGCTTCCCGTAAATCCTCCGGGGCGTATTTCTTGATAAAGTCAAGCGCGGTTTTGATATCCATAAGGGGCGTCCTCTAGCTTAGTAATTGAATTTCGATCTCTTTGGCGATGTGCATCATCATTTTCGGCGGTACCGACATCCCGCAAACATAGCCGGCCTCCTCCTTGCCGTAGTCATAGTCATCGGGGAATGACTGGATCCGCGTGAAATCCATCGGGGCAAATCCATATGGCTCGTCCCAATACATTTGACAACCCCAGCTACCCGAGGCCAGTGTCGGGAAAGGCTGGTTGCCGTCGATGCGGTACCAGTTGAAATAAGATCCCTTGGGGTGTCCGTGGCTTAGTGACTGTCCGGGCTTTACGCGCTTCCACGTTGTATATGCCGCGGCCTTGGATAAATCCTTGCCCGATCGGTCGTGTAATACGACATCCTTGCACGGGATTGGCTTGTAGTTGAAATCAAGCTGGAGCCTCTTGCCGGTCTTGTGCGCGATGAAGAATACGCGCTCCCTGCGTTGCGGCACTTCCATGAAGGCCGAATTCAGCAGGAACATTTGAACCTCATAGCCGATTTCCTTGAACTGCTGGAGGATCATCTTGACATAGCCCTTTGCGGCGCCGATTAGCAGGCCTTTGACATTCTCCGCAACGATAACTTTTGGCTGTAGCTTGTCGGCCATGTCGATGAAGTGGAAAAACAGGTCATCAAGAACCTGCTTGGCTTGGCCTTCCCGGAAATACTTTTCTTTGCCCCAATCCTTTTCACGGTTCCCGGAGAGGGAGAAGTTGCTGCATGGTGGCGAGCCGTCAAGGATGTCGAGGTTGAATAATTCCTTCGGCAGTTCATCGTTCGGGATCTTGTTGAAATCCTGCACGCCCATGAGGTACGAGCGGACTGGATTGAAGTTCTTGCGGTAGATCGTCATCATGTCTTTGTCGATCTCGACCCCGCCGAGCACGTTATATCCTGCGAGCTTATAGCCCATGCTAGAGCCGCCACCGCAATGGAAAGCTGAGAAAACGGTCTTGCCGTTTTTCGGCACCTTCTCAAGATCCTTAAGGTACCAGCTATGCTTGCATGGTTTAATCATATTCAAATCCGCATTTTGGACACTTGTGCTCGAAATCGTTGTAGTCGTTCGGATCCAGTTCTTTCGACTTGTTCTTGAGATCCTTGATTGCCTTGTTGATGTCCAGCGTGCTCAACAAGTCTTGCAGCCTTTCGTCATCGACCTCGATGTCGGCCATGAGTTCTTCAATCTTCTCATTGTCTGACACGGCTAACGCGGCGATTGGGTCAAAGGTCGCAAGAACAAGATCCTCCTCTTCCGGGGTAAGGTCAAGGTAGTCGACCGGGACTGTCGGCTGACCTTTGCGCATGGCGATCTGCACACGCAGGTGGCCATCCACGATATGCCCCGTGTTCTTGTTGACGCGCACAGGAGCGACGAAACCAACCGAGTCTAAAACCGCTTCCAGTGAATCCTGCTGGAATTGCGGATGTACTCGCCAGTTCTTCGGGTTGGCAAGTAACTGCTCGGGGTTCTCTTCTCCGCTGCCTACAATACGGTTTTTCCAATCGCTCATTGCTTTACTCCTTGGTTAGTAGTGCTCGAAGGTTGTGTTGATATGACATTCAGCCACGGTGAATTGTGGCTTGTAGCCGTGCGCGTGGTATTCATTAATCCGGATATCGACGGCAGTGATTGAAAGGCCGGTCTCTTCCTCAAACTGCGATGCGGCCAAAGCTACAGCCTTTCTGATTTCTTCCTGCGTTTTCGCCTTTGCCTTTCTAACGGCGACGATTGCGTTGACAACGTTGTTTTGCGTTTTGTGATCCATAGTTCCCTCGTTCGCATGGTGATATATCCAGCTCCCCGATAGTGTCAATGCTTTGTATGCAGCCTTTCGGGAAGCGTGTTATATCCGAGTACACCGGCTTGCCGTCCTCGTCGGGTGTAACGGTTGCGGCAATCGTTACCGGATTACTTTTGCGGATTAAAATACCAATGCTGCGGAATATTGGCAAATCCGTGTTGAGCAGGGCTTGCGGGTCATGCTCGTTCCAGTTCTGATGGAAGTGGATATCCTCCCAACAGACGCAGACAATTTGCTTTATTGATTTCGACTTGCTGACGCGCTTGGCCATATGACAAATCCACTTTTGCTCTTGGTTAGGTAGAAGGCCGCGTCATTCCAGTATCTTGAGCTGATATAACCGCAACGATGTGTGAAGACATCTTCTCCGAGAATACTCCAATAATCCTCGCTCGCCATAAAGTAGCCGGACAAAACTCCTGCCTCTCTGAGTTTGTCGAGATCACTCTCCCCCTTGTAGCCTTTCGGTGAAACACCAAAGTGCTCCTCCATAGCCCGCGAGATTCGGCCATAGAGTGCGCCGTTGTCACTGGTATGGTCTGATGGAATTCGCTCCCACAAGAATAGATAGCCGCTTAGCTGCGCCGTTCTGAATAGCATGGTAGCTTCGTCGCCGTCAGGAATTTCTGACAGCCCGCGCTTGTCACGTAATTCATTCAATTCCTTCGTGGATATCATTCCTCGATTTTATCCGGTATTTCCCCGTCAACATAGCCCCAAGGCTTGAGCAGCTCCATGCGCCGCAAGTCCTCCTGCGTGATTCCAATGTCCTTGAGGATTTCGTCAACGGTAAAGACAATCTTGTAGTGGCCTTTCCAGTCGCGCAAAAGATCTTTCTGCTTATCCTTGAGCGCGCCGTAATTGCAAGCCTTGGTCATCTTGTTGCGATGACACTCTGCTTTTATTTCGTACCAATACGTGCGGCCTTTATAGCCGACCAAAATATCGTCATGGTCTACCTCGACAGACATCCCGGGAATCTCCCGGAGAGCATCCACAATTCCGGGTTGATTCGCATCGACCTTGGCCGCACGCCTTGATACGCGGGAACTCACAAGCTACCGGCCTCTGAAAGCAAGAATTCCTTGTTGCAGTGCGGGCAGATTATTGTTTCCGGATCCTTCTCGCGCTTTGGCTCTTCTTTGTTTTCCACCTTTGCGCGTTGCTCCTTGAGCTCGGTCACCGACCACTGGTTGCCTTCTGCCAGTTTGATCAGCCGGTCTCCGATGTCATCCGGCAATCCGGCAATTACGCCGTAATGGCTGAATGTCACGCCTTCACGCCGAACCTCGGGCGGGAACTTCTTTGCGATGTAGGCTGCTTGCTTTACGGTGGCATAAGCCTTTCCGGTTACTTCCATCGCTTGCGCGTAGGACTCCCCATAAGCCCGCTCGCCGTAGTTCAGCCAATCCCCTATCCACCAAAGGAGGCCTTGGTTAATGCGTCCGAGATCCTTCCCTACTTGCTCCCATTCGCCAAAATCCATTTGCCGGCTAATCAGCAACGCGGTCGGGGTGGCTTGTACGCCTTCAATCGTTGTGAGCGATTTAGTCATGCGGTTTCTGCTCCTTCTCTTGGTTTGTGTTCCACGTGGAACAATGGACGCCCATAGTCGGGCGGGTTTCTTAGTAGCCTTGGCATCGAGACACGGCCAAAAACCTCCTTGGCCTCGATCACTATCGCTAGAAGATCCGGGTGTTCTGCTTGCAGTAGCTCGAAATATTCACGGCGCTCCGGCCTTTCACCGCGTTCAAACATACGCAAGGCCTCCTCTGTTGTCAGCCCGCTCATACCTTCCCTCCGTCAGTTTATCCTTTCGCGGTTGTCACCGTCGCCGTGGATCATGTCTTTCTGCTTGCGCTCAGACAACTTGGTGTAATTCATCTCGGCTATTTCCTCAAGCGATGAATCCAGCATCTCAGCCATGACTGCTATGCAACCAAGGATGGCCGACAAGTGGTTGGCGCAATCCTGCCCGCGCTCCCCGCCGAATGGCTCCCGGCCGCGGATCATCTTCTTGACCTGTTCGGCAATATGTCCAGCGGCGTGCACGAGGAAATTCCCGCCAGAGTTCATGCGCTGAACCAGATTGTCTCCGGGGAAGTTGTCCCAGCCTTCTGACCGCGGCACCATCTTCACAAAATCAAGCTCGATTGATCTGATGAACGCATTGCAATACCACAAGACATCGCCAAGTTCCCGGAGTAATGGCTGCGCCTCCGGGTCAAAGGCCGAACAGCCGTTGTAGGATAGCAGCTTGTCATTGACCTCGGAGACTTCACCAACAAGCCCGAGTAACGGGTAAACAATATCGTCGCCGGCCTCGGGGTAGATGGCAAACTCCGTGAACGCTACTTTGCTGTATATCGCTAGATCCATGTTGCTACCTCTCTCTCAATACTTAGGTTATTTTCGGTTTGGTAAATTGGCACTCCCATGACTACACCTCCGGGCCGTCATAAAACGGCTGCGCGATGATCTTGTTAATCGCAGTGATTTTTTTCATGTGGAAGATTAGCTCCCTTTCCTGCACTATGTGTTCGTTCATCGCTTCCGTGAATTCGTCAGCACGGATGCCGTATGGCTGGTCATACTTCTCAACCAGTTCCTCCGGGTCAACCAGTTCCTGCGCGCCTTCTTCGGGGTATTCGGCATAATGGACTGTCAATGCGCCGTCATCGTACCGAGACAGACAAGCATGCGTTTCAAGCACATCGCATTGCGGGAACGCAGACAAATCAAAATCGTAGCCAAGGACTTCGAGCGCCTGCTTCAACTGGTAGCCAGTCAAGTAGATCCGCTTTAAGCAAACTGGATTATTCATTGCAATCCCTCAGCAAGTTGGTAGTGCCGTTGTAAAGGGAAATCCCGCACACCTTGGCCGCATCGTAGAATCGCTTTTCATCTTCCATCGTCCAGCCATTGGCGTTAAGGCGCTCCCACTTGAATTCAAACGTGGTTTTGCCATTGCGGCGGGCCTTGGAGAGTGCGGCTTTGTAATCCACCATCGACTCGCCACCATGCAATACCGACCGAACACCTCGGGACGGATCCTCACGGTGCCGTTCCACGAAGGCGTGTAGCCGCTCCTGCACCTCGGTGGATGCTTTGCCACTGGTTATCCGCTTTTGCGCCTCTGGTGACCGCTGAGGAGCTGTGCGGGCCCTTCCCATGAATTGCGGAAGCCGCGGAATATAGCTGTCGCCTGAATCACGACAAAGATCGATGCCGCGCTTGATTTGCTCAAGGTTCAGCGAGCCAACAGCCATGCGCCACTGGTCTGGCATCTCCGGGCCGAATTCAGTAAAAAACTGTTCGCCATAGATCTCGCCCATTGCAACCCAAAATCGGTCATAGGCTTGTTGCTGGATGTCGTCAGACAAGTTTATTAATTTCTGCATGGTATTCCCCCTCGATGATTTTGCCGTTGATTTTGTTTTCTCTTTCCTCAATCCGCTTGCGTCGGGCTTGTCGCCGATCTTCTGCGGTTTCCTTTTGTTTCGGTCCTGCGGTTTGTATATCGTCTTGCCACCTCTCTTGGTTCAGGTATGTTGTCGTCATCGGAATATAGCCGTCAAGCCATGACCGGTCTTTTGCAGCCCGGAGACCGACATCAGCAATAAGTGCGTCAGCGATCTTATCGAGGTTTTTACGTTTCCAAATATCTCGGGCTTTCTTTTTCCCTCCCTTTCGGTATCCCGAGGGGTAAGCCTGCCAGAATTCCTCAAACCGTTCCACTGATTCCTTTTTGTTGTTTTCGCACAATATGGTTTTATTATTACTAAAAGGTCTTTTATTACTATAGGGGACATTTTTGTCACTAGGGGTAGGGACATTTTTGTCACGAGGGGTGGGGACATTTTTGTCACTAGGGGTATCAACTCCATGATACAAAGCGGCATCCACAAATATACGTCTTTGCGTAACTACTCTCTGATCGTCCCGGTCAACCTCGGTGCGAATATAACCGCACTCCTCTAACTTGCTAACTATCCGTTTAGCAGTCCGCTTATCCCGCTTGATGAATGTCGCCAAATACTGGTTTGACGCAATGCAAGGTGTTTTCCCGTTTGACAGATAGAAGATTTCTGTCAGTAACACCATCTCCAGTGCGTTTAGCCGATGATCCTTCCACACTGCGGCCGGGATAAAGACGCCCTTGAAACCATAACGCTCGTCATTCATGCGATTTGCCTCTCGTCGTTGCTGCGTTCAATAACATCAAGCGCCTTCTCGGTTAACTGGATCCAACGATAAGGGCCTCGGTGGTCGCGGGTTGTATAACCTGCGGCTTCCAGTGCCTTGAGCGGATACTGAACGCTCCTCGCGTGTTTGTAGCCTAACGCCTTTGCTATTTCCGGGTTTGATTTATGACAAAGACCGTCATCACTGCGGTTGTCCATGATGTAAGCGAATACTGCGAGCGCGGAGCGCGTCAGATTGTTATCGTCCCAAAGGTAATACGGGACGCGCTCAAAGATATCGATTGTTTCAGAGTTTACTTCGTACATATCTCACCTCGTTTGATTTTGGTTTCGAGTAAGTTGTGCGTGTATTCCAACAACTCCTCCTCAGTGCCGAACAGCCGTTCAAACTCCCTTGGCCCTGCGTGGAACGCAACACCATAACCGCCATTGCGATGGTGAAGGTGGCATAGGGGAATGGCACGGCTGTTGTCGCTTCGCTGCGCGATACCTGCGCCGCTGCGCAAGTGGTGAATCTCTGCGGGCGTTTCGCCATAACCTAAGCGAAGGCAAACGACACAGCCAAGCTGTGACAGTAAACCGGGAAGCGAACTGTTTGGAGTGTCAAGCAATTGTATATTCAAATATACAATTCACTATTTCCAGTCAGTGCCAAACGGCAGCAGCGTTGTTGTTGAAATACCAGCGGCTTCTAACTTGCGCCTTGTGGCGCGTGGGATGTCTCCGCGGTTAATCCATGAATGGATAGCTTGCCGTGAGAATCCGGTTCTCCGGGAAACTGCGGAAGGACCGCCGGCTTGCTTTATTACGATTTTAAGGCTACGGGCTTCTAGCATGATATCACTCCTAAGTTGCTGAATTAATTAGTATTATGAGCAAAAGCAGGAGTCAGCCAGTTCAGAGGTCTCTGTATTTTCGGCTGTTTTTCGCTTTACGGATCAAGGAGTTAGGATGAATTAAGGCATCCAGTTCCCGAGCCGATAGATAAGCTACCATAACTATGTACATATGGAAATAGGCAAGGCAATATTAAATCTGGCGTCAGGCATGACGTCATCCCGAACGGGGCAAGGGCTTGAGACCAAGCCAGCCACCGCGGGATTAGAAGGGAAGGCAAGGACGCCTTCAAGAGCAGTAAGCCGCGGAAGAAACGCCAAACTGATTAGCGGATTTATTGCAGGGAGTAAGTCGGGAAACCATCTCACCTGTCAACAGCGCGAAAGGGGACCGAGGTGATCGGGGATCCGAAGAGGATCAGGAAACGCTAAAGCGCGGCTGAGTCAAAGTGGAATAGCAAGATGATTGCCAAACCGCATCCGACTCGAGACAGGGTTGAATGGAATTGCCAAGACCGTCCAACTGGAACGCAGCAAGCCCCCACGGAAACTTCCCGGAAGAATCCAACCTCCCTAAGACGAGCGGACCGAGGCGCAAGCCGATTCAAGGTTAAAAGAGCGAGCGGCAAACTAAAAGCGGAAACCTAAAAGATCTTTAGTCAAGATTTTTAAAACCCTCCCCGCCACCTTCCACCAAGACCAAAAGAAAACCCCCGCCGCACGGATAGCGGCGACAAGGCTGAGTTGAGAACAACCACGAGCCGCCTTGTTAGGGGAAACCGAAAAGGACCAAACCCAACCGGAACGGAAGATCGCCGACAACAGAATGACATGGCGCGACCGCTAAAACGCATCGCAGTGTCACGGATTGTCTGCCAACTTCCCGGAAGGACTGCACGCCGAAAGGTGTGCGGCAATAAAGGCACCGCTTACGGTGTCTTTATCAACCGCATATCGAGGAAATCACCATGACTACTTTTGCTCTTTTGATCGTTGTTGTTTTGTCCGCAACGCTTTACTACATCCACGCCACTCACTAAAACCTGCGCCAACTGGTTTTAGACTTCTTACTTAAAGGGAGAATGATTATGAAACTTAAATTCACCTACACCAATGACGAATCAAAAGCCGTCACCGTCGCCGTATTGGATGACGGTGCGGTTTTATTCAAAGACCATTCAACGCAGCAGTGCGGCAAGGTCGCCTTCTGCCTTCTTAATACCGACACGCCGCAGGAAACCGTGCAAGACATTGTTGACTCTTCACGCTCTGTCGGCTTCTTTGATTGGAACGCAGTCGCTGCCGGACTGAAACCAGTATGGAGGGAAGTCTGATGTCTGAGATCGTCGCACAATTCACTTTTAATACCGGTCGCCAATACTCCGCAGAAGGTCAAGTCATTACTTGCGGCTTCACTGATGAAGGCGATTTGGTTTTCAATGATCATTCGCGGTGCGTTTACGGAAAGGTAAAACACAACATCGTATTTGATGATCCTAACTTCGACTCCGACCCGCTCGGAACAATTGAGGTTGTCATGAGCGATGTCATGGCCGTGCGCGATGCAGTCATGGATCAATATGACAACGGCGCTTATGAGTGGCATCCGCTTGCGGGCGGTCTTACGAGGGGCGGCAAATGAAAATGTATACCCAACAGTTAGCCGGTTTCGCTTACCTCTACGTGTGGACGAAACACGAAGCGGAGCAAGTTGATGAATTCCGCAACCGTACAACCGGGAAGCGGGTTCTTGATGTTGTCTGCACCGATAGCAAACAATTAAACGCAATGGCCGACTACGCAAGGAATGTCGGCTTGAAGGTCAGAGAGTTCGGCAACCATAATTCTCTGCGTATCCACGAGCCAATTGAGAGGACGGTCAAATGAGCGAGTTTACCTACAACTACGGCGGCGAGTATGAAATCGCTGTTGCTGAAAAGGCTGACCGCTGGGTTTCCGCTTGCGGCGGCGACGAGCGGCCTTTTATTTATGACGGCGTACGGTGGCTTTATGTCTACAATCCTGCGCGCCATCTTCACGGATGGCTGAACCTTGATACCGATATTGTTTCAATGGATCATCCGGTTAATTGATTAGAGGAAATAGTTATGCACGAAACAAACGCTAAAATTCTTGAGTTCCTGTCGGATCTTGGTTTTAACTCCGAGTCCGTTTCAACGTGGGATGCCGTCAAAGGTCCCGCAGGATCCTTCTACATAATCATGTGGCGCAACTTCACAACTATTGGTGACCGCGTGATTGTCTACCGCTGCGACCGTCGCACGTATGACCGTGCGCAGACTCTGATCAACACCATTTAGGGAGAGGACTATGAAATCCAAACATAGACAAACGAGCAAGTTCAAGCGTGATATGCGCTTTGTTGATACCGCCGACCGGGAAGAACTTTTCCGCATGGCTTGTGACCACGCTTCTTGCAGTGGCCGCATGATGTCAATGCTGTTCTCTGTCAAAGGAAGGGAGAGTTCAGTGGATTATACCGACACCCCGGAGAACTTCCGCTGGCTTATTAGCCGCATGAATGATGACGAAGTGCGCTCTGCGCTTTGCGTTGTTGACGACTACGAAGCCGACCTGTGCGAGCAGTCTTTTGAATACGAAGAGCGCAAGCATTACGGAGGAGGCAATCCATGAGTATTGCATCCTCAATCTGGCTTAAAGCAAAATCCGGCGACTCCTTTGCCGATGACTATAAAGACGAACGGGCGCAAATGTCCTTTTTGGTCGTCATCGAATTCACAAACGGAAACTTTGAAGAAGAGCATTATGACGACTTCGATGCCGCTTGTGCGCATGCAGAGGATTCTGCACAAAGCCCTCGGGTATATTCCGCTCGGGTGGATGACCTTTTAAACCGCGAAAGCCATTCTTTCAAGAGGTGAGATATGAAAGCACCAATCCTAAAAGCAAGGAAGTTCATCACTGACAGTTTAAGTTGTTACACGAATTGCTACCTAAGAGTTGTCGGTGGCCTGCATTACATCAAGGGAAATTCACTTCCCTATTTTTCCTTAACGTGCGATATCTACAACCGCGAAGGAAAGGATATCGGCGGCGGCGCTGATCATGCCTTTATCACGGAGCAGTTCCCGGATCTAAAGGACATGGCCGCTCTGCACTCGTCCGATATCAACGGCGAACCAATGCACTCCATTGACAACGGCTGGTATCACTACGGCGGTACAAAGTGGGCTGGCCGCAACAACAAGGTTCTAGCCGATCACTTGCGGATTCCAGTCCACGAAGCAGAGGCGCTTGACTTTGGTAGTTTCCCGTTTGAAAGCGATGAAGAGATGGCAAGACAAAAGTCGCGGTTTACCGAGTTTGTGATTGCTCAGCGACCGCGTTGGAAGGAGGAAGCCGAAAGGTGCATTACAAACCACGACTTGCTCATTTATGGTGACGAGTGGAAAAAGGAGGAGGTGGAGTGATGAGCTTAATAAAAGCGCTTGCAGTGTCCGTGGTAATTATTGCCATTATTTTAATAATAATCGGGCTTGCCGAATTCTTTACCGATTTCGACAGAATTAATTCCCACGACTCGGAGGAGTAACACCAACAGAAACCGCATGACATCCCTACATGCGGTCTATGCGGGATGGTCGCCGCATACTGATGACGAGACCACAAACTGAGACAGGTGAATCCTGAAAGGAGTTTAGAATGAACGCACCAACACAGAAACAGATTACTATCCGGGACATCTTTGATCTGATTGCCGGATATATCCGACAAGAGAAGCGCTACGCTTCCGACCAGTTGGCAAAGCATGGTGACACCATCGCTTATATCAACACCCGCGGCCTTTCCTCTGAGTATGTCATTAATGCCTTGCAGCTCCATGACTCCTCGCAGGAGTTTGTTGACAAGGCGAAGGAGGTTGGCATTGACACGCTTGACGATCTCGATATTTCCTCTGCCGCTCGCACGATGGTGGAAGAATACGATGGAGTCTATGACTACCTCGATGGCAATAGCGAATATACCGACTCCGAGCTTTGCGAGTATCTAGAAGCGATGGAGGAAAACGCTCCACTGATTGATATCATCGTGGAGCAGGATCTTGACCGTCAGCGCCTTGAGATGATGATCGAGGCCGCAGAGGAATCTAACGAGCGTTATGACGCGCTCCGGGAGGTCGATGTCTATATCGAGGAAGCCATCGCCACGCTGCAAGGTGCATCCCGCATAATCCGCAACAACAACGTTTGAGGTGCCTTATGACTGCATACGCCGTAATAGGATTGAACTACTACGCCAAAGATGAATATACGCCGTCTGATGCGTTTTATTCTTGGTTGATGCTGGCCGGCTTCCCGACAAGCGGAAAGGCTCACATGCTCGCATTTGATTGCGATTATGATGACCTTACCTTTTCCGTGTATGGCGTCGAGTATCCGACTGGATCCAAGATTGCTGATGAGGAAATTGATCTAAAGCACTTGGAGCACCAAATCAAAACGCTGCTCAAATACCAAGAGGATTTTGAGTCGGCGCAGTATGACCTCTACACCATGCTGCCGGACATTGAATGATGTTTGTCATACCGGCTGAAAATGAACTGCCGCTTGCGCGGCTAACCGACGAGGAAAGCGCCCTCTACATAACGTGGGGCGGCGCAGGACATGATGCCACCGCAGTCGAGTGGAACATGATCTCTAACCGGCTCTCCGGGATTGTCACGCTTTTGCGTGAACAAGCGAAGGGATCATTGATATGCCGCGACTATGACAAAGCCGCTTACCTTTACGAGTGCGTAAAGACGGCTGAGCTTCTGTCAGACATCGCTTGGTCGCATTACATGGATACTTTTAAAACGGGAGAATGATATGAAGGCACCGACACTTAAATTCCAAGACTACACATGCAAGGCCTTTTTGCGGAGTTATCCGAACGGCAGACCCGCCATCGAGTTGGTTGACGCGGAAGATGGCTCGCCAATCCTTGTGCCGACTGTCAACCTCATTGACATAGATATCTCTCCGGGGTTTACCTTTGTCCGGCTTAACGGCATCTATGCCGGTGCTTTTGACGCACTGGAAAATGCTGGCTTGATTGATCCGACAAACGCTGTGTTTGATGTCGGTTTTTGTCAAAAGGATGCGCGGCTTGTTGCTGTCATCCCGTCCGCGTTTGAGGTATAACCATGCGGGAAGTTACCGCTGAGGAATATGCCAAGGAGCAAGGCTGCGCAAAGTCAACCGCCCGCAAGCGGTTGGCTGAGCGCGGGGCTCAGGTCCGTGAGCGTATCAAGAAGGTCAGAGTTTACGCTTCCGGTGGATATCGAACCATTAATAGCCGCTATTTCACCTACATGATCGAGGAGGATGGAGAATGAATATAGCACCGCATCAGGTTTCCAATCACGAAACTTGGTTGGCTGCGTCATGGCTATTCGCTGATGATACGCAGTTCAACCGATGGCTTGACCTTGCCGCGCAGTTGGTCAAGTTACAAAGCCCCGCTTCACTTGGTTCGCCGCTTGAGATTTTTATCGGCGTTCAAATGGAAGCCTACTATCAATCAATGTTAGACAAGGAGGTGAAAGGACCCGGCTTGCTTTACGACTTGCTCAGCGTTGGATTTTCAAAGGTCAACTGGCCCGAGATTGCGCAGTTGATTATTGATTCATACGAGGAGCATTAAAAAAGCCCCGCCAGTTATGACGGGGCAAATGTTGGAAGTGAGGTTCTTCCGAGATCAACGAAGGAGTGATCAAGCGGAATACTAGCCACTTCCGATTTTTCAGTCAACGAGTATTTTTTGACGCACTTAACCTTAAAGAGGAATCTTAAAATGTATCAAGGTAAAACTGTCGAAGAGTTACTGCATGAATTGCAGCGCCGTGAAATTGTCAAAGAGGATTTTGTGATTGATTCCCGCGATTTAGAGATGACGCCGGACACCACGTTACTCCTCGAAGGCATTACCAATGACGAGGGGATGCCCGCCAACGACTTGGCGCATCAGCAGATCGCCACTCACACCAAGATCCCGACGCGGTACTATGACCGCCTGCGGTCTGCTAACCCGGAACTGCTTGCGGATAATGTGAACTTCTGGTTCAACAAGGAACCGAAGCGGCGCATGGTTCGCACGCTTGACGGAGAAGCCCGCGCCTTCCTGTCAGATCATTACAAGCGAATTGACAACCTCCCGGTTGCCATGACTTCCTTGCAGGCGATGATGGATAAGGAGCTCGGTTCATACGAGGTTGTCAGTTCCGATGTGACTGACCGCAACTTGTATATCAATGTCCGCATGCCAAAGATCATCGGGGATGTGGCCGTTGGTGATCCCGTCCAGTGGGGTCTGCGGATCCGGAACTCGGAAGTCGGGCTTGGTGCCTTGGATATTTCGCCGCTTATCTACAGACTGGTTTGCTCTAACGGGATGATCGTCCCGAAGGAAATCAACAGCGGTCGAGTCCGCAAGACGCACCTCGGGCCGAAGGTTGGCAATGATGACAATGTTGTCTACCGTGCCGACACGCAAGAAGCCTTGGATAAGGCAATGCTCTTGCAGATCCGGGATGCCATCCACAACCTCTCAGATCCCAATTTGTTCTTCCGGCTGATGGAAGAGATGCGTGCAGCCACGCAGGGAACCAAGGTGGAGAATCCAATCAAGGCCGTAGAGGTGCTTCAGAAGGCATATGCGCTCCCCTCGATGGAATCCGAAGGAATCCTTGAGGATTTAATCAAGGCGCAGGATTACAGCCGCTGGGGCGTTCTGAACGCGGTTACGGCGCAGGCCAACAAGACCGGCGCCGACCGAGCCGAAGATCTCCACCAGTTAGGCGGGAAGATCCTTACTCTCGGGAATTCGGAGTGGCAGCGGATAGCAGAAGCCGCCTAAAAAAGTTCGCCATGACGGCTGTCAAATAGGCGGTCGTCATGGTAGCTTAATTGACACCTCAAAGGCATAAGCCGAATCGAGGTGAATCCACGAAACCGTGAAAGGAGTAAAGTTATGAAAGCACCTGCTAACGCCGTTGACTTCCCGAAGGCGCCACCCGGAAACCATCCCGGATATCTGACAAAGATCATTGACCTTGGCACGACATTCAATGAGATGTACTCGAAGGATGTCCACAAAGTCTGCTTTGTTTATGAGCTAACCACTTGCCTCAAGGAACCAAACGACGAGGGGAAACAATACCCCTTCCAAGTTACCGAGTTTCTAACTCTGTCAATGAACGAGAAAGCCAACTTGCGTAAGCGAGTGGAAAGCTGGCTTGGTCGTGCCTTTGACAATGACGAGGAAGCGGAGAACTATGACATTGTTGATAAGTGGGACCCGGAAGGGAATCCCAATGGCTTGCTCGGTCGTCCCGGCCTGATTGGTGTAATCCACGCCAAGAAGAAAAACGGCGACATCCGCGAGCAAGTTACCGTTGTCATGTCTCCACCGACAGGGGTTGATGTTCCGAAGCGCTTAACGCCGCTTCTCAAGTTTGATTTGTCTGAATTCGACAAAGAGACCTTTGAGAAGTTAGGTCAAGGCTATCAGCGCATGATCAAGGATTCCAAGCAATATCGTGCGTTATACGGTAACGATGAGCCGACTGATCAGAGCGTAACGCAAGCCAACGCATCGGCACCGTCGCCGCATGTTGATGACGACTTCGATGACGACATCCCTTTTTAAGTAACCCCAACCAAGGCGCGCACGGTTCACCCCGTGCGTTGCCTTTCTAAAAAGAGGAATTGCAATGAAAGAAAAATGCATCAATTGCTTTTATTGGCGGGATACGTGGCAAAGCAACATTGAGAATAATCTAACGGGATTCTGCTACCGGTACCCGCCGCTCCTTGATCCGGTTTATGTCGGCAACATGCCAGAGGATTTCTGCGCCGCTACCGAGAACGCCTGCTCCTTTGTCCGTCCAATTACGACAGACGGTGATTTCTGTGGCGAGTTCAAGCCAAAGAAAGGGGTGCGCCGATGAAATACACAAACCGCCAGAATTTCCCGGAGGCACTGGTTAATCTGATTATGCTCGATGATTACGATTACCATGTACCGAAACCCGGAGAGAAGTTCGTCATAAGCGTGACCGCCTTGATGTCACCGCCGCAGCAAGTACAACTGCGCCGTCGCCATTGGAATGACATTATCGTTGACGTAGATCAAATGATCTTTGCGGCTCGCGGTAAATCAATGCACGGCGCACTGGAACGCGCCAACAAGACAGGAATCGTTGAGGACAGAGTGCGCAAGGAGTTTGAGCAAGGTATCCTGACCGGCAAGTTTGACCTGCTGACAAGCGAAGATGAGACCGCTCTTGTTGATTACAAGGATACGAGTATTTATGCGATGAACAGCGACGAGACAGTCAAGCGCTGGTCAGACCAGTTAAATCTCTACGCCTATCTCGCTCGACACTCCGGCTATCAGGTTGACAGCATCGAGATTGTTGCCTTCCTGCGCGACTTTAACCGCAGGCACCGCGAAGATCCCAACATGCCTGATGCGGCTGTTCAGCGCATTGTCATTGAGCCGAAGTCTGACGAGGAAATAGAGCGCTATATTAACGAGCGCCTCTCTCTCCACGTTATGGCGAAGGAATA